AATGGTTCGCCACAAAGTGTTATATTGAAACCTGGCAAATATAAATTTGAATGCTGGGGTTCTTCTGGAGGTATCAACAATTCTTCTTGGCATACTGATGCTAAAGGCGGATATTCTAAAGGTGAAATTACATTAAAAAAACAAACTACATTATATGTTTACGTCGGCGAAAGTGGTTTTGCTTCTTCATCTACGAGTAATAACACTAAAAGTGGTTTTAATGGCGGTGGTAAAGGTTATTTAAATCAACAGGTTATGGGTACTTATTATTCTATGTACGGTGGTGGTGCTACTGATATAAGGCTCGTTGGTGGTGCTTGGGATAATGAGCAAGGTTTGCTATCTCGTATAATTGTCGCAGGTGGTGGCGGTGGTTCATATTCTCCTTATACTGGTGGTGCAGGAGGAGGATTAGCAGGAGGTACTGGGTATAGTGCTAACGACAGACATCGTCCCGGCGGTACTCAATATCAAGGTGGTATTGGTCGTGTAAGCACAGAAAACGGAAGTTTTGGAAAAGGGTGTTCTGCTAAAGATTCAACTGGCGAAGGCGGTGGAGGTGGCTGGTTTGGTGGTGCAGGAATGAATGGTGTGGGAGCAGGTGGAGGTGGAAGTGGCTACGTATTAACTAAAGATAGTTATAAGCCTACTGGCTACACACCAACATCTGAATATTATTTTGATAATGTTGTTATGGAATCTGGTGGAAATACTGCTGGTGCTTATGGTTATGCTAAAATAACATTACTACAAGCATTACCATTTTTAACAGTATCTTCTTATAATTCCATTACAGCTACATTTAAAGCTGACCACACAGACCCTACACTATTAACTAAAATAGAATACTTTATAGATGATATACTAAAAGAAACTATAACAACAGATTTAACAACAGAGAAAACAATTAACTACACATTAGAAGATAATGCACTACACACACTTAAAATAGTTGTTACAGACAGTAATAATACTACAGCAGAAAAAGTATTAAGTATAAGTAAGAATATAATGCCACTACCCGAAAATGTAAATTTAAATGATATATCAACAAAATTAGTTGAGGTTAATGCAGGATTTAAAGTTGGGAAAACAAGTATTATAAATACTTTAGCATTAAAGAATATAGAAGCAAGTTTAAATAATACACTTGTTGAGTTGTCAGAGAAAATAAAAACAAGTTTTGATAGTTCAGACGCTAGTGTGCAGGATTTGATGAACCAGTTAACACAAGCTAATAATACTATATCACAGTTAAATTCTAAGTATAAATATGCAACAGGAACTGCTTATGCTAGAGAAAATTCATCCTTAATTGCATGTGTATATGACCCTAATACTTCTCATACTGTTACAGAAACGAGCCCTTATTGGCTTGATTTAAATGGAATTGGATTTATTCCTGATATATTTTTTGCTGAATGTGAATATGAACCACATTCGAATGCTTTTTATAAGTATTTTGTTTTTGCAATTAAAAATACTTTTCCCATTTCTAATAATACTGGGTTTGTAGTTAATATTGCTTTTAACAAGGAATATGGTGATGAATCTTTTAAATTACGAGGAGCTTTATATACCCTTGGCAAAAGACATGTTTCCATGGATAATAATGGAGTTAGAGTACCTTCACTAAGCACTCTAAATGATTTTAGAGCATATAAATGGCATGCGATAAAATTTAAATAAATGAGGTGATAAAATGAATAGAGCAAATAGAATAATTTACGACCAAACTGGTAAAATATTACTCCAAACAGGAGAAGCAACAGGAGATATATTAGAGCATGATACAATAACAGAATTACATTATATTGATGTTGAATATGGAAATATAGACTATAGTAAACAGTATATAGAATCTATAAATCCAATAACAAAAGAACCTATTTTAAAAGATATTCCAATCTATTTAAGCGAAGAAGAAAAGAGAATACAAGAGTTAGAAAATCAAATATTACTAAATGAAAATGAAAAAGTAGGAGGGCTATTATAATGAATATAAATAATGTTGTAGTAAGAATATTAGCAGAGAGGATTTTAAGTAGAGGATTGAATCCTTTAAAAAATAGACCTTTTGAATTAGATGATGTAACTAACGAGGATTATAGAAAAGCAGTAGAAGATTGTATAATTAAAGAAAGTGGAGTAGTAGAAAGAGTAGAAACTACAAAATAGGGGTTTTGTGAAGAGAGGTGTTTTAATTTGATATATAAAGATTTACTTAAAAAGGTCAATGATATAGAAAATCTCAAGGAGGTTGACAATATAAAATGTAGTACTGATACAGGAGAATATACTATAGAAAATAGTAAAAAGGGCTATTTAACTAATTTTAATGTAGAAGGAAAGACATTAATTGATTTATGGGGAAAAACTAGTTCAGATTTTTCTTTATGGAAAGCAACTTTTGTGGATGGAAAAATAAATATACTAACAGAAAATGATATAAGATATTCTAATTTTTTTACAATCAATTACACTTCATATAAACCAGATACCATATATACAATCATAGTTGATGTTGATAAAAACACTTTACCGAGTACAAGTGGAATATATATTCATAGCTTAGGCGAAGAAAATTCAGTATTTATTCCTAATCTGACAAATATAGCTATACCAGGAGGAGTAATTGGTAAATTTAAATATACATTTACAACAATATCAGACTTAAATGATTGTAATGTTGTTTTAAGGAGTGTTTTAGATAACGATACACTTACATCTGGTTATGAAATAAGTTTGAAAATTACCATATTAGAAGGAGATTATACAGATATTAATATAGATTACTCTAATGAACTATTAAGTGTTGGGCAAAGAGATAAAATAGAATTTTTAAGTTATCAATATAGTGGAATTAATATCTTTAATAAGAATGCCGATTTTAAAGATAATTATATTTTACAATATCTTAGTGGAGAGGAACTTATTTCTGAAGCTAGTAATCATAAATATACCCTAGACTATATAGAAATAGAACCAGATACAGAGTATACTTTTTATAATTGCAGTAGAAATATTTGTTGGTATGATATAAATAAAAATTTTATACCAGCATCATTAAACGAAAGAATAATAGGAGATAAAGATATTTTTTATATTGCTAGAAGCCCTAAAAATGCAAAGTATCTAAGAGTTACTATAATAAAAGATTTACATGATAATGGGAATAAAACAATTATAACTAAAGGAAATAAATATGATAAAAAGACAATTCCATATACATTAAGAAGTTTACCAAATGGAGTAAAAGATGAAATAGTTTATAAAAATGATAAATATTACTTAATAAAAAGATGTGAGGAACATACTTATACTGATATTGGAAATCTTAATTTATCACATGTATATGATAATACTCTGCAATTTATGGGAACATTAACTCCTCAAGCTGTTGTAGATAGTTTAGACACAGCATATGTTTTATGTAATAATTTAAATGGGAAAAGTAGAAATGATTTTAACAATAATGACATAGAGGGATGCTCAACTACTGGTAGTGGTGATATAGCATTTAAAATATTAAAAAGTAAACTTACTACACAAGATGGAAATGGGTTTAGTGAATGGATAAAAAATAATCCAATAACTATCATCTATCAACTTTCAAAACCACAAGAAATTGAATTAACATCACTAAATTTAGAACAATATAATAATCAAACTAAATTTATTTGCAACACAGGTATTGTGATACCAGACATTAGTTTTGAAAGTACACAAAATTTAGGAAGTCATATAGAAGTTATCAGAAATAATATAAAAAATTACAATGTTAGAACTGATTTTCCATTTTCAATAAACTTTCTTAATGGGTGGCAGCCATATCTTGGATATGCTAGTTCTGTTGGAAACTATTGCACAAATAATAACCTTGTAACAATTAATGCAACTATTAATGGAGGTATTACAACGGCAGGTACTATCATTGGAAAGATACCTTCAAAATATGCACCTCGTAAAGGCATAATAGTAATATTTTAAACAACAGATGGAAAGTATTATAACGGAATCATCCGTACAAATGGAGAAATTGAGATATATTATAATGATATAACTTATCGTAGTTGGTTGTATTTATATGTAAACTATTTAATTTAGAAAGGAAAAATAAGATGGATATAGAAAAGAAAATAGAAATTTTAATAGAATATGGATTTGAGAATGATTTAAATAATATAGATAATTACTTTATTGCAGAGGGTAAAAAAATATTTACTCCAGTGATAAAAAACGGAGAGCTAATTAAAACAGGAGAACAGGTTTATAATGAGTGGATAGAATTACAAAATAATCCACCTAAACCAAGCATAGAGGAAATAAATGCGGATAAAATTACAATTTTAATAGAAAATCAAAAACAGCAAGACAGTTTATTAGTAGATAATGCTTATAGAATTGCTATGTTAGAGCTTAACACAAATAACGTGTTATAAAATTATAAAAAATGGAGGGAACAACATGTATAATATTTTAAAAAGAATGATTGAACAAAAGAATTATGAAACTAGAGAAGAATTGCAAACTAAGTTAGATGTATTTTACGCTATGAACAGGATAAAGGAAAGTGAATACACAGAGTTAACAAATTTATTAAATAAAGAAGATACACTAGTAGAACCTATTATCTAAAGTATAAAGGTTCTTTTTTTATGTCAATTTTAGAGGATTGATTAATTTCAATTCTCTTTTAATTAAAAGGAGTGGTAATTTTGAATATAAAAACATTAACAATTCATGCAGGACATAATCCAGATAATAAGATAGGTTCTGGAGCAATAGGAAATATAAAGGAATCTACAGAAGCAAGAAATGTACTAAAAGAGTTATTACCTTTAGCTCAAAAGGAATGTAAAGTTTATGACTGTACTTGTAACAATGGAACTTCTCAAAGTGATATATTGAATAAAATTATAGCTAAATGTAATTCATATAATACTGATCTAAATGTAAGTATCCATTTCAACAGTGGTGGTGGTCGAGGAGTAGAAGTTTTAGTTTATAATTTAAATGACAAAGAAACTGTTGAAATAGCATCAAGAATATGTAAAAAAATAACTGAAACTTATCATGCAAAAGGTGATAAAGATTTTAAAAATCGTGGAGTTAAAGAAAAGAAAACTCTAGCATTTTTAAGAAGAACGAAGGCAAAGTCAATTTTAGTTGAGTGCTGTTTTGTAGACACATCTGACACTAAAAAATATAATACTAAAGATATGGCTATAGATATTTATGAAGGAATATTTAATAAGTCTGTAGCTGGTAAACCACAAGATAACAAAGTGAAATATGCAATAGTTTATGAGGGTGATGTAGATAAAGTTATAGCCCAATTAATGGCCATGAATTATAAGACTAATGAAGTCTCTGTGTGTGATTTGAAAAATTATGTTCCTGGACATTGTGAAAACCTATATGTGATTGGTGGAGCATCCAGTAAAATTAAAACTAGCGAGAGATTCACTAAGTTACAGGGCGATGATAGATGGGCTACACTTCATAAAGTGTTAGATTTTATAGGCAAGTAGGAGGTAATGAATTGAATATATTAGATAAATCAACAGCTACATTAGAACAAGTCTTTTCGTATTTAGACACATTAAAAAATAACTCTAATCCACCACATTTTTTATGCAGAGCTATAGTACCAATTATATATAAAGAAGCAGAGAAAAAAGGTGTAAATCCAGTTATTGCAATTGCTCAAGCATTTGTAGAAACTGGATATTTTAATTTTGGTAGAGTTTTAAATCCTTCTTATTGCAATGTGTGTGGTCTTAAAGGAAATAAAGGTGGAGGAGATTTAGACCCAACAGCTCATACAAGATTTAATTGTTGGGAGGATGGAGTATCAGCATTTATTGACCATCTAGCATTATATGCTGGAGCTAAGGGATATCCAAAATACAATGAATTAGTTGGTAAAGTTGAATATAAAGTCAATGGAACTACATTAGACCCTAGACATTTTTCATATCTACATGGAGAAGCTAAAACAGTTGAAAGCTTATCAGGTAAATGGTGTCCAGATACAAACTATGGTCAAAACATAATAAATATATGCAATAAGATAAGTTCAATGAAGGTAGAAAACAATGATATAAAACTAGAGCAAATAAAAACTAAAGTAAAAGAATTAAATGAGATTCTTGGATAGGAGGAAATCACATGGATATAATGCAATTTATACCTGAAAATTTAATAATGTTAATAGGTGGGCTTTACATATTAGGAACATTTATAAAAGAATCTAATATTAAAAATAAATACATACCTTTTATATTGTTAGTTATAGCAATGATAAGTAGTTGTTTGTTTATGAAAGAGCTGTCAATAGAAGCTGTCTTTGAAGGTATTTTATGTTGGGGTGCATCTATAGGAATAAATCAAATACAAGTGCAAAACAGAAAGGATAAGTAGATGTTATCAAAAGAAATGGTTGAATTACTAAGTCAATATGGATATACAGCTATACTTTTAATGGTACTGATGTTATGGCTTGGAAAATATTTAGAGAAAAATAGACAACTAGAACAAGATGATAGAAAAAAGGAAAGAGCTTATTTTTCAAGAGAAATTAAAGAGCAGAGAACTTTATTTGGTAATACAATAGATAAGTTTGATGATAAATTAGATAAATTTGCTGAAGCATTAAATACTAATAACAGTAGACTTGAAAGAGTTGAAACAGACATAACAAAAATTAAAGATAAATTAGAGACTAGAGATTAATTTCTCTAGTCTTTTTATAAGGAAGTGAAGTATTTGGCAAAACAACGCAGTAAAAGAATAAGCATAAATGGAGAACCAAATCCAGAGAATATTAAATTATGGAAGCAATACAAAAGAGCAAAACAAATAGCTGGGAAAAGTGAAAAAACAATATATAATTATGAATGTGATATAATGCAATTTTTTAAGTTTTTAAATATAGAATGTTTTGATACATTACTAACTGATATAAATGAAGAAGAAATAGAAGCTTATATAGGTTATTGTATGGAACAGGGAAATAATGAAAAAAGAATTAGACGTAGAATAAGTTCAATTTCATCATTGCTATCATTTTTAAAGAAGAAGAGGAAAATTACTGACAACTGGTGTGAAATGATAGAAAGACCAGGAACAGGCGAAGAAGTTCAGAAAAGAACTTTTTTAACTGAAGAACAGTTACGCAAATTAAAAGAAAAGCTTTCAGAGCAAGACAATTTACAGTTAGAAGTTTATATAAATTTAGGATTGGCTACAATGGCTAGAAGTAATGAGATAAGTCAATTTAGATGGGACAATATAGATTTAGATAATAGATGGATTCATGGTATTACAGCCAAAGGTGGAGTTTCAAGAGATTTTAGATTTTCAGAAGAAGTCCAGCATCTATTAATAGAATGGAAGGATTATCTATCTCAAAATAATATAGATTATCCGTATATATTCTTTACAAGATATGGAGGCAAATACAATCAAGTCAATTCAAATGTCTTAAGTTCATGGGTTAAAAAAGCTTTCAGGTTAATTGGTATAGAAGGTGGATATAATCATGACCTTAGACATAGTATGTCTAATCTTTTAAAAGACAGAGGAGTTCCAATAACTACAGTTTCAAAATTGCTTGGCCACAGTGGGGTTGATGTAACTATAAATCACTACACAATAGAAAATAAAAATAAATTAGCTGAGGAATATGATAAGTTTATGTAAATTGAAAGGAAGTGGTATCATGGCATGTAAAGGTCGTAAAAAAGGTAAGAAAAAGAGATAGATAAATAATAAAGCCCTCTAGGGATTACTCTTAATTGAGTTTTCTTTAGAGGGCTTTATTTTTTTATATATGTTTATATAAATTTATAATTATATATAATGCTAAACCACTTAAAATACTTTTCAAAAAAAATGATTTTATTTGAAATTTTTTAAATAAAACATCAGAAACATAAAATACAGCACATGCTATAAAAAAATATAAAAATTCATTATTAATTCCTGCCAATCTAATATGTATGATAGTAAATAATATTATAATAATCAAAAACGTATCTATAAAATTTTTGTGTTTTCATTCAATATATTAAACTTATTTTAATTAGGTATCTATCTCAAGTCTATCCTAATAGTATAGAATATGTAAGAAATTATTAATTAATAATTCTTAACTATCAATAAACTAATCTTAATTATTTATTAATATTTCTTAATTATATATATGAATGCATAACTATAATAAAAGTATTAAAAAACAATCTAAAAATCGATTTAAATAAATATTTATCGAAAAAATCTTAATATTGTAATATTTGTGATTAAATAAACAGAAAATTTAATAATAAAATAAATAAAAACAAATTTTTGTATTTTATTTTAAATATTAGATATTTTAAATATTAAATATTTTAAATTTTTATTTTATAAACTAATTAAAATTTATATTGCCAATTGTTACTATACATGATAAAATTCTATTAAAATAGAATTGAAGTAGAGGGTATAACAAGATAAAAAAATACAGAGTAGATTAATTGCATTAGGTTGTGTGACAACAATATGATTAAGTTAGGTTGAATTATCATTCATAGATAGGAGTGTTAATTTTACAAAGACAAACAATACTTATCTAACTGAAAACAATACTTATAATGCTTCTAAAAAAGATTTTACAGAAATAGTTACTATTGATAATCAAGAATATGTATTTAACCATAAATTTTCAGGGGATTTACATACAATATAATTTCAGATAGGAAATGAATCAAATAATGTAGCTTTTAACTCAAAATCTAACAAGATATGTTTCTATGATAGTATTCTTTAAATAGATTTTTAAGGAATAGTATATATAAAACATAGACCCCATTAAAAGCACTCTCTTTCATAGTATGTAATTAAAAATAAGTTATTTTGTACATTATGATTTCTTATATTTAATGGTATAATAAGGTTAAATATAAGAATGTTGAAAGGAATGATATTATGAAATTGCCTGAATTAGAGATTAATATAAGTATATCAATACCAATTTTTTTAGTTATCTCTTATTTGGCTATAGTTTCTATAGTAATGCTAGGGATATCAGCTTTAAATAACTTTACTAATATAACATCAGTACCTATAAATGCTTTAGGTTCAACAGTTGGATTTGTTATATTTCAACTTTTAGTTAGTTTTTTTTGAAAATAGAAAAATTACAGATTAAATGTTATTTACATGAAATTTTGTTTTAATATTCTTAATTTGTGGTATAATAAAAGCAAGGAAACATATTTTACTTAACTTTGAGTGATGTTTCCAAACTAAATTAGTTTATTTGGATTTTCTTTGGAACTTAATATTAAGTTCCCAGCCACTCTTAGTCGCGTTTGAGTGGCTTTTTAATTTATCGTAGATATAACTAGCTATAACACCAGCTATAATACTCATCATTAGATTTTCCATAGTTTTTCACCTCCTTTCATAAGAAAGTGAGGAAATTTCTATGGAAACACCACTCACAGCTTTTTCAAATATTTATTCCTTGCTATGTTTATTATATCATAAATATTGGAAATATAAAATTTTAATATCTTCTAAAATCTGACGCTCTATATGCCATTCTAAGGCTTTGTAAAAATTCCCCTTTATGTTTATACCTTTGCTTTTATTATTAATTTTGTATTTATTGATAATAATTATTAATTAGCCTTAAATAAGTTTTCAGATATTCTATCAGAAGCTTCTTTGTCCATTTCTTTAAGTACATGAGAATATACATTAAGAGTAGTATTAATATTTGAATGTCCCACCCTTTCAGATATAACCTTTATAGGTACTTTGGAATTTATAAGTAAAGTAACATGTGAATGTCTTAAGTCATGAAATCTAATATGAGGTAAATCATTGTTCTCTAAGAATTTTCTAAATTTCTTACTCATTACATCTTCAGCAATTGGATTCCCTTTTCTATCAAAAAATAGTAAGTTATATTCATTTCTAACAATACTTCTCAATAATTTCTTATTCTGCTCCAGCCTATAATTTTTTAGTAAATTCATAAGCTCTATTGGTGCAAATATTTTTCTAACAGAGCTTTCTGTCTTTGGCTCTTTAAGTATAACAGAACCATCTAATCTACTAGTTATCTTATTTACTGTTATTGTATTTTCATCAAAATCAATATTATCCCAAGTTAATCCCAAAACTTCTGAAAGTCTTAATCCTAGACCTATAGCTAAACTAATAGGAAGCTCCATATTAGTTCCTTTAGCTAACTCTAATAATTTTAGCATCTGCTCTTTATCATAAATTTCATTTTTAAATTTTTTAATTCTTGGACTTTCTATACCATCTATAATATTTTCTTTTATTAACTTAATTCTATACGCTCTCTTTATTGCAAGTCTCAATACATTTATATGTACTTTAATAGTTTGAGGATTTAAGTTACCAGCTAAATCATCTATATAATTCTGTATATGAATATTTCTCAACTCTTGAAGACGATATTTTCCAATAGAAGGATTAATATGATTTTTACAAATAGCAATATAGCTTTTATATGTAGATGCCGAAATATTATCTTTATATTTTTCAAGAAAGTCTAATATAAATCCAGCTAGAGTGATTTCATTTGGAACAAGAAAACTATCTTTATATATACTGTCCTTAACTTCAGCCAATCTTTTATTAGCATCTCTCTTTTTATCAAATGCTCCCATATTTTTTTGTTTTCTTTTTCCTGATTCATCATCTCTAAATTCTAAGTACACTACATAATTTTTATTTCTTTTTCTTATAAAAGCGTTCATGACTATCCCTCCTATCAAAATTCATATACTTATTATACCATACAGAGGAGGCAAAAAATAGTCATTTTAGCTGACTTTCAACTGACTTTTTTAATTCTTTTATTTATATAATTATTGAAATTACTTAGTTGTAAAGAAATAAGACATAGAATACACAATTCTATGCCTTACACTATCACGCTATTATTTTTATATATTTTCCATTTTAAGCAATCGATTTTCCGAACAGGATTAATTATAAGCATTAATTTTTACAAAGCCTTAAAATCGAATTTAAGAGGTTGTTTTTTATTTTCTAGTGTATTTACATTTTGGATACTGACTACATCCCCAAAATTCACCATACTGACCTTTTCTTTTAATCAAATGTCCAATTTGACATCTAGGGCACTTATCCTCTTCAGTAATATTTTTTAAATTTCTAACATGCTCTCTAGTATTTTGATTAGTGGTTTTCATACAATCAAAAATTTTATCTCTGATAATTTTTATTTCTTCTTTATCAATAGTCACATCTTTACATTTACTTATTGTACTTAATATCTCACTTTCATTTATAACTATAATATTATTTCCACTTATCATTACATTTTTTAGTGTAGCTTTGTCTGAAAAAACAATTATTGAATATATATTATATTTATTTCCTATTATATTTTCTATTGCTTTAATATGAGCATAATTTTGTCTTACCGGATTATAGAATGTATTTTTAGTTTTTCCTACAATTTGAGTCCATACTTTATCTTTATCATTTCCGTAAATATATCCACTAAAATTTTTACATTCTATAACAAATATTCCATACATAGAAATCACAATACTATCAATTTGTGTAGTCTTATTTGAGCCTGGTACAATAATGTCTTTAATTATTATGTAATCTTTGCCTAATCTGCTAAGTATAAAATCTAATCTAAGTTCTCCAAATCCACCTTTTACTTGTATCTTAGTATCCTTAATAATATTATTAACTTCTTTTACAGTTTTACTAACTTCTTCTGACATAAATACCTTTTCAAATATCTCCTTAAACATCCTCACCATCTACCTTTCGACATATATTTTAATTATAGCATCTAATACAATATGAAGTAGATGAAATATTCGACATAAATGCAAAAAAGTCACCTAAATTAATAGATGACTTAATTATTTTATGCTACTTTTTCAATATATTTTTCATTAACAACATAAGTCTTAAACTTATGTACTACCATAATATCCTGCATGTTCTCTAGTGTCATTATAACTCTAACACATTTATTCCTAATTTCTTTTGGTAATTCTAAGTCATTTATTAAATTTACATAATCATCATATCTGTACATTTAATACTCCTCCCAAAGTTAGTCTAGGATATATTATAGTACTCTAATTCAATTTTTTCAATAGAAAATCTTAATCCTGTATAGATATTTTCTAAATGATATAATGTCATACATTTGTCATCATAGTAATAATTATATTTTTCTAGGATTATATACTTATTCATCTATATACCTGTACTTCCAAATCCATTACTTCCTCTTTCAGAGCTAGTCAATTCATCTACCACTTTTAATATAGCTCTTGGAACTTGTTGAAATACTCCTTGTGCAAGTTTAGTATGTTTAGGAATTAAAATATCAAAATCCTCTTCATTATATGTAATTATTTTAATTTCACCTCTATATCCTGAATCCACTGTACCTAATCTTACAGTTGGATGTGCTACAAAAATTTTTCTAATTTGTTTTTTAGGTTGCACTTTATCATATATAGTCACATATCTTGTAAAAAACATTCCTTTTAAGCTTATACCACTTCTAGGTCTGACTTGCATTTCATATCCATATGGAATTTCTAATGATATACCTGTAGATATTGCTACTGCTGATTTAGCTGGAATCACCGTATCTTTTAGTGTATATAAATCTATTCCACTATCACCTTCTTTTGCATAAGATGGCACTATTGCATTTTGATTTAATTTCTTTATTTTAACATTTATACTCATTAATTTAATCTCCCTTTTTAAAATTATCTATTAGTATCAAGTTTGTTTAAATAAGCTATTCCAAGTGCTATAGCATCATATATATCACTTGTTTTAGCCTTACAAGTCCTATCAATATATTCTCCAATATCAATAATGTTTTCTCTTACATATGCAGCTACTTCTTCCTTTTTAGCTTTACCATTATTCAGGAGATATTTTCTAATAGAAACTGGATACATATATTCAATCTCTATATTATTTAATTTTACAGTCCTCATTATTGCTCCTAAGAGTTTTCTTAAACTAAGAATTGTTTTAGAGTTTCTTGAAGTGAATTGGTCTTCAATTAAGACTATTTGAATATTATGAGTTATAATTAACTCTTGAATTGCATTACAGATATAACACATTCGCTCATCTTCAGACTTGAATTTATCTTTTTTAGTTACTATTTTTCCATATTTTAATATATTCTTATTTCTATTTATAACTGCCCATCCAGTTGAGGACATGGATACATCTAAGGCTAAGACCATTGAATCCCCTCTTTCATATGTATTTTAACTTGCTCTACTGCATTAGTTATACTTAAGTTATTTGCTATTACAATGTAGTTTTCACTATTTAAAAACTCTTTAAATTTAATCTTATCATCAACTAATCTTCTTTCGATTTCTTTAAGATTATCACCTCTATCTATTAATCTTTTTCTTATAGTATCTTCATCTGCGTTTATAAAAAATGGTACTAACTTAGTTTTTGTTCCTGTAAAATATTTTTCTAGTGCTTTATATCCACTTGCATCTACTATAGTCAAAGCATATTTTTTATTCTCTAATTCAGATTTATGTATACCATATAGCCAAGTGCTGCCATCATGAACTATATACTTTCTCATTTCTATAAAGTTATTTTTTTCTTTCTTAAAGAATTTATTATCTACAAAATAATAGGTTTTATTAATGATTTCTAAGTAATTACGGGGAGGTCTTGTTGTATGTGATATTAGAATTGGAATATTGAATTGCTTTGAAATTTCTGTTACTATACTATCTTTACCTGAGCCAGAATAACCTAAAAATACAAATATATTTTTTAATTTATCCATCTATACTCACCTTAAGTTCAAATATATTAGGATTATCAATAATCACTTGATGAAGTCCCTTGCTTAATACATCTACTAAATATTCCTCATCTTCACTCTCTATACATCTATCTCTAAATATACAATGGAATAACTCATGTAAGAAAGTAGCTTCTTTTACTCTTTCTGATTGTAGATTATTAGATAATTTTATTGTTTCAGTTCCATAATCAGCTAATCCATAACATAATTGATTATTTACTAAAATAGGTTCTTCTGTCTCTTCTATTTTATAGAATAAACCTCCTACTTTTACTTGCTTTGGTATATTCATTTAAACACTCTCCAATCTTATTAAAATCTACATTTTATTATGATTTTGATTTTCTAAAACTCTTGTTTTCCTTATGTTTGCAACCCTTGTTATAATGAGAGCATAAAGTTTTACAAAAAAACTGATTACTTTTGTCATCACTTTTGCACCAAACGCTCTCATCGTTGGAATCTAGCTGTTTTATTTGAGTAACTGTATCAACAACAAAATCAATTAATTGTTTCTCTAGTTCTTTAGTATATTTAATTTTTACTATAGCTCTTTCATAATCATTTATACTATCAATCTTATTTCTTTCAATTAATACTCCTTTTTCATTATTCATATATTTACACATATCAAAAGCTACATATTCAATTATTTTATCTGGATATTTTTCTTTAAGATACATTGCATATAAGATAAGCTGCATTGATTTTTTAGGTAGGTCTTTTTTAGAAAATTTACTACTCGATTTATAATCTATAACATAAATTTTATTACCTATTATATAATATAAGTCTATATATCCCCTCATTGTAATTCCATTAATATCAAACTCAAAATATTCTTCTATATAGTATCTATCACATTCAATTGGTACAAAATTTTCTATATAATGTAATATACATTCTAAATAATTAATTCTTGAATTTGGTGTAGGAAAATTGTAATCCATTAGATTTGCATATTCTATAACTTCATTGTATTTTTGAATAGCTTCTTGATTTGTTATTTTTCTTTGTTGTAATTGTTCTAGTAAACTATGTAATTCATTGCCATAATAACCGTAACAACTTTGTTCTCGATTTAAATTTTTTACATATGTAAGATAGTACTGAAATGGACATGTGTTAAATGCATTTAATTTACTAAAGCTGTATAGTTCCTTTTCCATTAATTCTCCCCTTTCAAAAAAATAGAGAGCTATTAATTAATAGCTCTCAACCCTCAGTTCCTTAAAAATATATATTAGATAATATTCTCTAGGATGCTATTAATTCCTCTAAATAGTTTATTAAATTCTATTTCAGTATAATAAGATGTTATTCCTGATGTGTCTTTTACAGCAAAGATTTTGCTATCTTCAGATATGCTTATTTCATTTAACATGTATTTATTGTCTAAGGTCAATGGCATGTCATTTAATTCTACTTTACTTATATAATCCTTTAATTCCAATTTATTCACCTCACTTTGCATCTTCTTCACAATAATCCCTTAAACTGTTTATAAAGTTTTCTGTAACATCAAACCCAGCTAACATCATTGAGAAAAATAGTCCTATAGAGGTTATAATATCCAGTATATATTCTTCTATGCAAGATGTACTAGAATAAAATCCAATCTCCGTATTCCTTCCAAAATATAAACTATATATTAAATTGAAAATTAGAAAAAATATAAATAAATATAATGCTCTATATTTACTATTAATTATCTTTTTCATCTTCATCATCCACCTTTTTTATTTCTTTTAATTCCCAAGAATAAATCATTCTTTCAGAAGTTTTATATTTCTTACTTGTATCTAATTTAATAAATAATTCTTTTGCTTCTTTAATTTTACCTTTACAAGTATGTTCTATTACATCTTCATCTGATTTGTATTTTATTTCTACCAAATCACCTGTATATAAAATCAAACCATTTTTTAATAGTATTTCTTGTCTGACTTCCTGTATCATACAATCATCCTTTCTTCTTTTTCTAATAATATAGATATTAAAGATTTCGATATAACATCAGCTAAATCAAGTATAAGTTCAGGGTCTGAAGTATCATATATATCATATTTATTTCTACCTATAATCCCAACTATTGAATAATCACCAACTTCTAGTAACTTCTTATCTACCCCCAAACCTGGTTTAACAGGTTTATTGCTAATTATAATTGTTCCTTTATCTGAAATTTTACTTATACAAGCATCAATGGCTATTATATTTGAATTTGGATAATTATTTTTTATTGCTTGTATTTTTTGTTCTAAATTTAAAGCATGTATTGAATCTCCTAATACTCCAAATATTTTATTTCTAATAGTAGATTTTTCTAGTATACTGCCAATCATAGGGGCTAATGAGTCAGCTAAAACTCTATCACTACCTATACATACTATTAAAGTGTCCTCATTTACAATATCCCTTAATACTTCTGATATTTTTGATATAGCATTTAGATTGTTGTAACTGATTTTTAATATGTCCATATAACACCTCTTAAATATAAAATTCTTTCATATCATCCAATCTTAAACAAGCCAATTTACCATTATCAAAACATGCTCCACAATCTATATTTATAATTCCTTCCTGTTTATATATTTCAGCCTTTTCATAATCTTTAATGTTTTGAGTTGGTGTATGACCAATAATAATTGTGTATCCTTTTATATGTTTATTAGTATTTAATATTGTTCTATCCCACACACAAATATCTTCTTCTTGTAACTCAATTATTTGCTCTATACTGAGATTCTCATAGTTATTTGGAAGGTATAGTCCAGCATGGACTAGTATAAAATTATCTATTATCTCTAAATATGGAAGGTTCTTAATATATTTATAAAAATTTTCTTTATATTCATAAGACTTCATTCCTAAATCATAAAATGTATCTTTACCTCCATTATAAAACCAAAGAAAACTACTATTTACATCTGTATAACTTTCTTGAAACATTAACTCATGATTACCTTTTAGAAGAGTTATATTCTTATACTTTCTTATATAATCTATAATCTCTAAAGACTTATCCCCTCTATCTAATACATCTCCTAAAATATACAAATGGTCATTTGAATTGAAATTGATTTGCTCTAACATTGAAATAAATTTATCATACATACCATGTAAGTCACTCATTACATATTTAATAATTACCACCTCCTATTAAAACTAACTTTTTAATGTGTTATTTATTCTGTTTAGAATATATTTCATTTAAATCACAAAGCATACTTAGAACCCTAGAAGAAGCATAAATTTCTTTTTCTAAACATATTTTTGTTTCTTCATTTATTCGGATATTATTATTTATTCTATTTAAACTTTGTATAAATTTAATTTCTGAATCTTCCATAACTTCTAATTCCTTTTTAAACTCCATATTATTTTTTCTCCTTTTTAATTTTATCAATAATGTCTTTTATTTCGTCTATTATTTTAGGAATCATACTAATTGAAACAAGCAAACATGAAAGAAATATAGTTACCATTAATATAGCAATAAATATTATTATTAGTAATTCAAATACTATCATCTACAGCCTTCTTTCATAAGCAAATATATTATCATATCTTTAGATAAATTTTCTTTTGAATATGCAATTGCCTTGTCAAGTATATTCATAGTTCTATGTGGATTTATTAACGGATGATATTCATCAAATAAAACCTGTGAAAAAATATCTGAATAACCAATTTCTTTCATTTTATTTATAAATATTTTATTGTAATATTTATAAATACCTAATTTTTTGATAAGATTCCATTCCAGTTCATTGTTTATTTTAGGAAACTTGTCTTGGATATCTTGTTTTAATTCTTCAAAAGTTAATTCTCTAAAAAGTATTATTTCTTTAGCACCTATGCTACATTTTGCTCCTGGACGTATTGATGAAAAAGATTGTTTCATCCCATACTTATATTTATCCTCTCTTCTAACTAAGGCTTTTACTTTGAAAAATCTATTACTTAAATCTAAATTATAACATCTGAAAACATCTTTTAAATCTAAACACAAATGGAATCCATAGTCATATATATTTATATTTCCTCTATGTATTTCTTCAACACTATAAGTTTTATTTAGTTCATACTGAAAGTTTCTACATTTCATATCTCTATCTGTACCCTTATATCCTTCAATCCAAATCCATTCTTCACTATTTTTTTTCATTTCTGAGTCTATTTTTATTTTTTCCATTTCTAATAGCTTTCTTTTCATTTCTTTATCATATTGTATATTATCCATATCGAAGTTTGGTTGTTTGGGAGGAGGAGAAGGAGGTTCTGCCTCTGTTATTTTTACATTTCTACCATATTTTTTATTGAAGATATTCAATATAATATCACCTCGCTTTATTGTTTAGAAGCTATTTTAATTTTATATCCTAATTCATCTTCTATTTCTTCTTTAGTCATTGATTTAAGCTTATCTTCTGACCTAATATATAAATTAGTGAAATTAATCAATTGATTTACTCTTCTTCCCCAATCTATTATTTCTCCAAATTCTATTATTACATCTTTCATGAAATTATCATCCAAATCACTAAAATTGAAATCTTTATTATGTAAAAAACATATTGAATCACAAGATGCTATCTTATCTTTAAATTCTTGAAAATTTTTACAATTTATTTCTGCAATATTATCTTTAGATAAATCATCTTTTAAAAACTTCAATTGAATAAATTCATTTTCTAGCTCATCTTCAGTTGGCACACGAATGAAACAATACCCTATTGTAGTCCCACCTCTCATTTTATAAAATTGACTTATATATTCTCCAGTACCTACTGTATAAAATTCTCCTTTTTTATAACATTCAATATCTTTTATACAATATATCGTATCTCCACCATGTATATCTTTTATTAATAAATTCAACATAAATTTTACCTCCAATTCATATTAAAACACATATTTTATTTAGCATCTGCTAATAAATCCCTAAACAATAAAAATTTTCTCATAAAATTAATTTCTTTACTTTTTTATTGTTTAACAAAGTTCTCTATATTAATTCTGTTTTTTAATAGTTTTTCAAATATTGTCTTTCCTTTATCGCTAGGACTATCTTTGTAGCCCAATAAATTATATTTATCCCATATTACACTTATATTCACTACATCTTTAATATCTTGAACTAATTTATATATCTTATCTCTCCATATAACATATTCTTCATCATCTTTAACTTTAAATTGTCTATCAAAAGCTATGATTAATTCTTCAATACCTAAATCTATTAATATCTTTTTTTGCTCTCTACTAAAATTACTCCCACATATAGCTACAGAGGGATTATTTTTATACATAGTAGCCATTTGTAACACCGATTTTTCACCTTCAAATACAATAACTTTTTTGGAATTTTTGATAGATTTTTTATTTACATTTAATCCATATAGATTAAGACTTAATCTATGATTATAGCACCTATTGTCGTACCATAATGGAATATATTTGCCAAAACTTTTAGCCTTATCTTCATCTAAGTTTCTAACTCTAATACCAACAGGCCTAGCTCTATCATGCCAACAGAAATGTGGAATTACTATTTGATTTTCATATAGATTATAATATACTTGATATGTTTTAAGGACTTCAAAAGATATGTTTTCATTTTCCCACTCTTCAATTGGGACTTGCTGAAAAGTTTTATATACATATGGCTTTTTAGGGGTAGGAAGTAATTCTATTTGTATATCTTTAATATCATGTATCTGTTCTACTTTTTTCTTTATTCTAAATCCTTTTCTTAGCATTGGTTGATTTGAAATACCAAAGAAATCTTTTATTTCATTAATAGCATCTTTAAACTCATATTTATTTATGTGTATTAATAAATCTATTAAGCTACCTATATGGCCACAAGAACTATAGCAATGAAACGTTTTGCTTTCTGTATAATAAAATAATTTGTATGAATCACCATTATGACATAAACAAGTATTGAATATTAACTGTCTATCATTGCTTTTAGGAGATAAGTCCGAACCTAAATATTCCATAAAATTTATCACCTGTTCATTAGTCAAATCCTTTATTTCCATAGTCATCACCTAGTATGACAATTGTCCTCTGTAGACCTTCTCACACCTTCCTATCTCTTCTAATCTACCAGTCTTACCATAAAATCTTAGTAAAATTACATCTCCATCTTGACCTCTTCTTGACTTATTTAAAAATAATAATCTATATTCTTTTTGCAAATCTTTTGCATCAAACTGGATATATTCTCTTTCAGTAGTCTTTTTTAATTTATTATATTTTAATTTATATGGTTTTAAAAAGAATTTCTTGTTAGTAGAATCTAATTCTAACTCATTTACTACTTTTCTCATAAGTTTTAATAAACCACATACATTTTTGACAGCTTTCGCTTCTGACAAATCTCCTGCCGAAAGATATGAGCTTTTATTTTCTTGAGCTGTAAGTAATTGCATAGATAACATAGTTATTACATTATATTTGTTCCCAAAACTATCGAGTAATTTAGAATTTTCAATTAATTTTCCTGTATAATGTGCATCTGACGAATCTTCTGATTTAAATGTATCCACTGCTATTCCAGTAAATCCCTGATGTGTAACAAGTTCTTTACTTTTCCTTAGTATTTCAGATATTTCAAATTCTTCCATATAGATAAATTTTAGATTCTCTGCAAAACATCTATCTCTTAAAAATTTTTCTATTTTTTCCATTAAGTCTTCTTCAAAGTCTGTAAAATCTCCATTATCTATTTTATTTCTATCTAAATCATGATAATTAAATATGTTATATGCTATAAACGATACTAACATACTCTTAAAATATTGAGATTTTTGTTCATTCGCAAATATGACTATCTTCTCTCCTCTATATATCATAGCTAATATGTAATTAAAAAATAGTAAAGTAGTTTTTCCTATGCCTGAAAACCCTGCTATTATATTTATACCACCACCCTTACCAATCCCATTAGTCCTATTTGATAATATTGGTAAGCTATATATATACTTAGATTCTTCATTATTACTCAATCCTATTTCTTTTTCAGTGTATTCAAATATAATATTATAAGGTGTTCCTGCTTCAGTTTTTTGCTTTAATTTTTCTCTATCATCTTTAGTAAGTAAAAGATTTTCAACTTTCATATTATTTTTTATAGAATTTACACTACATGAAGATATTAACCCCTCATAAAATTCTTCCACTTCTCTACATTTCATAGATTGAAATATTTCAAATGGAATAAATTTTAACCCATTATGCTCCATTTCTTTTATTACATTAAAACCTCTTTTATCTAAAGCAATTAGTAAATTATTCTTAGCTAAATCATCAATATATGCTGCTATATTAGTTTCTTTTCCATACTCCATAGCAGATGATAAACTATTCCAACCACCATATCTTTCATATTCAGATTTGAGTTTATTTGAAGATACAAATTTAGCTACACTTATTTCATCAAGCTCGTTATGTGTTTTAGACATTATTCTTCCTAACGAGAAAAAGAATTTTACCTTATCTATTATAAAGTCACTTTCGCTAATTTTATATTCACTAAAAAGAGTTAATGATTTTAACATTGTGCCTAAAACCAATGTTTCTATAATACCCCTATCCTCTATTATTTTTTCATAACTACTCGTCTTGATACACTCCTTTCACTTTGTCAAATAAACTTTGTCTTTTATTATAAATTACTTTTTTAGGAGCAATTATTTCATAATATTCTTCACTTTTCTCTACTTCTTTGTATATCCTTTCATTTTCTTTTTCATATTTCATTTGCTTGTTTTTAATTGTTATATCTCTAATACTTCCTTTCAATATTGTAAACACATAACATAATTTAGGATATTCTTCTTCTATATCTTTTCTATAGTTAAGTAATTCTATAACTTCATCTTTCTTCTCAATGATGCAATCATATAATTCTTCTCTCGTATAACCACCTTTTATTATCTCTTGTAACATCTTATTTTTTTGATTATTTATAACTGTATATCCCATAATATAATCTATTCCAAGTTGACATTGTTTCCAGAAATATATATCCTGTTGCTCTTTTCTATATTCCTGTTCATTGCAATAATATCTATTCTGCTTATTTCCCCCAGATGTAATATGCTCTACTTTATAAGCATCATTTGTATTTAATTTCTTTTTACAAAACCTACACTTACAATTCAAGATTTCCCCTCCTTATGTTATGTATTTATTGCTACCTCATTTAAGAGGTAGCAATTTTATTTACACTCTACTTTTCTTAATAGTTGAATTTTCTTCTTCTGATTTACCCTTTGATTTGTTTGTTAAAGAATTTCCATCATCGTCTTCCTCGAATGATAATGCTAATACTGATTGAACTGCATATCTTCTCAAATAAGTTTCCAATGCTCCTCTAGCTTGTATATCATTAGTTTTAGCTGGTTTAAATGGTGCAGAATTTGACTCTATGTATTCGCCTGATGAATGCTTTAGTTTAGTTTTTATATATACTTTATCATTACCTGCATCTTCTGCTGATTGCATTAGTATTAAATCATGTTTTGCTAATAATGGATTTACTGCTTTAAGAATTGTATCAAGGTTTGCATATTTAGACCTGAAAAATGGGTTTGTATTATCCTTTGGAATTGATTCTATATCTAAATGAAAGGCTATTAATGCTTTTGTTATCTCAATTTGACTATCACTCTCTTTTAATCCGTCTATTCTATCTGAATATAAATTTGATATATACGTCTTTATTTCCTCATTTACCACTTTCTTGAAACCATCATTCATTGTTTTTTCTTTAACTTCCATTCACATCTCTCCTTTTTAATAGATTATTTAATTTATAATTTAAAATGGTACATCATCATCTCTTATCTCAATTGTCTTACCATTTTTATCAATATCTCTTTGTTTTTCTTTTTTATCTTTTTCTTTTATTTTTTCTCTCATTGCCTCTATATTCTTATCTGTGAAAGGATAATTTTTATCACTAAATATTTTGTCTCCATCTTTCAAAGGTTCATCGCCACCTTCTATTTCTAAAAATGTAAAAGCACTTTTTTTAATTCTTGAACCAAATCCTGCTGATTTACTAACAACCATAGATTTTACTGTACCTTCAAGAAGGCCAACATCTCCTATTTTATATAAACTTTTAAATCCTTCTATCATATCTTCATTATGTATTCTAAATGTCATATTACAACCTTGCTTACCATATTTATTAATTAAACCCTTAATCTCTAAATACTTACCTAAATCATCTTCTTTTTCTTCTATATTTTCAATTAATGTATATACTCTCCAGACCTGACTCGCTTTTATTGACTTTACTACTTCGCCTTTGTCATCAATAGGATTACCTTTGTCATCATATTTTTCTCTATTGCAAAAAGTTCCTGATATTTGGAATCGCTCTTTCTTTTCACCATCTTTATAATATAAGTTATTGTCTAATGAACAAACACATCTAACAATATCACCTTTTCCATCTTCTGCTCTAGTTTTTATTTCATTAGCTATTGTCTCTATTCCTAAAAACATTTGATTTGGTGAACCATCTGACTTAAACATTGATGTAAAGTAATCTACATTTACTGATTCGTTTGGTGCTGTTTCAACCTTTAAGGTAAATCTTATAGCTTCTTGGCCAGTTCCTTGATTCATTCTAGCTATATTTAAAATGTCTAAAACTTCTCCTGATACAAATACTTGATTATAATTTATTCTTTTTTCTGCCATACCCACTTCTCCTTTATATTTAAAATTTAATTGCTAACAAAACTATTACATCATTAATTCTTTATATTTTGGTAGTGTTTTAAAAAAGTCACACAGAATTCTCCATTCCTCCATTTTATGATTTTCTCTTTGATTTATCATAGATTTTATTTGTAGATAATTTAATGTAACTCTTGCAGTTAGCATCAATCCTGATGGGCAATTTGATATTATGATTTTCCAAAGAGTTTCTTTTGTGACTTCAACTTTTTCTCCATTTCTAAGAATAATATTATTAGAATTATTCAATTTCAATTCTTCAAAGTTATTGTACTCATGAATTAATTCATTTAGAAAATTTATTGTATTTTTATCAACATATTTATTACACATATCATCAAGATTAAATTTAGATAATCTATGCATTTTACTTTGACTAGACACATAATCATTATGATGATATCTGTCCCATTGTCTCCACATATATTCTGACCATTGTAAATCCATTTGAATGATAATTCCTTTAGAAAAGCAATCATGACCTGAACCTTGTTTTGATTTGCCTAATTGATTTGCTCGTTTTAAATCTTTTTCTGAAATGTTTATTTTTTTCATATCTATTACCTGTTGTTCATACATCGGATAACCACTTGCAATTATGCTTTCTTTAATTCCATAAACATACACATTTGACACATCAATAATTCCTGGTATTTTTATTCCATTTACATTCAATTTATCAACTCCTAACCTTCAACTATAATATATCCTTCTTTATAATGTCTTCCCATGTTGTTTACTCTCTTATAATATTTATAATCACTCTCCCCCTCTAATTTTGGTACAAATACATCTATAGCATTAGAATTACCAAAATATTTATTAGAACCTCTATCTTTAACCACCTTTAAATTTCCATCGACTAATATTTTAGTTCCGAATTTAAGATAATTATTGGCCACAAACCCATATTGTAATTTTTCTCCTGTAGCTGTAATAGCTCCATATTTACTATTTTCACAGTTTAAAGAAGTATAGTAACTTACTTCCCATGTTACAGGAATCAATTTTTCTATTTTTATTCCTAAGTCCTTTTCTAAATTAATTCTCTTGATTTCTAATTTATATTCAGAACTATTTTTGTGTTGCTCCCACTCATATTTATACATTAAGTTAATATTTTTAGCTGTATCTGCTACAATATTTTTATCCATCCTGCTAGTACTCATTTCTTTAGTATTAGCAAATATATGTATGCTACTACCCATTACTAAAACACTTGTTACTAATATATTTCTCCACCTCATAAAGACCTCCAATCATATTAAAATGATAATTTTAAATACTTATTTATTCTTCAAGAGCATCATCTAACTCTTCGTCTGTTGGCTTTCTCCCTTCTCCATTCCATTCAAAAGCATCTTCTAAATATGCATTTGGATTATAACAACAATAATCGCAATCTCTATTTTTATTCTCACATCTTTCTTTAAATTTACAACTCATTCTAACCTCCTAAATTTCTTTATTATTTATTTTATCTAATACTAAATTCACCTGTTTATTTGCTTTTTTAACTTCAATTCTTGCCAGACATAACTCAACACCTTTATTTAATTCAAACTCATCTGAATCATGGCAAGTAGCTGATGCTTTAAAATCTCCCATTCTAACTTCTACTTTCTTTCCATTTGTTCTATATGTGCAAGTTTTATTTGTTCCAAATACAGTCGCAGTTCTCCATTCGCTCCAAATATGTTCTTTTTTCTTAGTCTCTATTGCAACTTCAAAATATTTTTTTAATTCACTATAATTCATGAATCCCATCCCATAATTTGTTTTGAAATGTATAGCTCCATTGTTTCCCACAGATGTAATAACAAATATATCTCCTATTTTTAACATCTCAAAACCTTGTATTTCTTTCATTAATCTTATTTTAGTTCCTTCTATTAACATATTTTCTTCATCCTTTCTATTCTATTATTATATTTATCAATTGCTTCTTGCTCTCTTTCATTGACATCTCTATTATATTTACCTTTAGCTTGGACTATTTTGCCATTTCTAACTTCAATTGTTACTAAACTTTTACTTGGATTATCCTTTTTTCTCATAAATAATATATGACATTTTCCATCTATAACATTTTGAATATAACTACTTACACAATTATTTTGTTGTACTGCTTCATCTTTAATTTCATTTGTATTTTTAGGGTATATAAATTTATAATCTTGATATGAATATTCTAGTGACTTGTCTATTCTTTTATTAAATACTTCTTCTTCAAATTGAGTTTTAAGACGATTATAATTTCGAGATGCTATTTTATGAGTTGTTAAGAAATGTCTTGGATATTTTTCATATTTATCACTTATTACACTCATCATAACAACATAGTCATATAATTCGTTTAGAGTGCTTTCAAGCCCATTTAATGCTTCATATGTCATCAGATTATCTATATAATTTATAAGTGATTGAGGTTTATATTTATATATGTCTATTAATCTATCAAATATCATTCTATCATAACCAGAATCAAGAATTGAAATTAAATTAGTTTTTCTTATTGAATTCAATTCTAAGCTTAATAAATTATTATATAAATTTGGGTTTTTACTATACCCTTGTATCAATCGGTCACTCAAAGTAATACTATGATTCCTACAGATAGAAATAAGACCTTTAGGTATACTCTTAATATCACAATGTATCGGATAAATTATTTTTTTTAATCCTGCTGAGAATAATTGTTCATACTCAGAATAATTATTTATTTCATTTAAAAAACTTCCTATATTTCTTATTCTTTCAACTCTCCTTCCCCAAGTTCTGCTACTCTTACTTCTATTTACTCTTCCGTCTACAAAATTTAAAAAACACTTATAATTTTCATCTTCAAAAGAATTTATTACCTCATGTAAATCATATCCTCTAAGCTGAGTGCATACATCTTTTACAATCCTTCCAGATTTACCAATACATTCTCCTGTTGCCAAATTATACTTTACATTCTTCCCATCTTCAAATTCAAATACTAAAAACTGTTTTTCTTTATAAGATTTCAAATATTAATCACTACCTCCTTTTTACCTTCTATGTTCTTGTTATATTCATAGTATATCATATACCTTCTATGTTCTCAATAGTTTTTTTTAATATTTTTAGAATTTATATATTTTTCTTTTAGTCCTTTATTATTTCTTATATATACAATATCGCTTATATGTTCTATATATTGTACATCATTAGATATTCTCATCAAACTTGTAAGAAAATAAATAGAATAACTTTTAGGAAGCCTTCTCTTAATAACTAAATCTATAGCTGTTTTAGCAGCATTATAACTTTTTAAGTGAGTGTGGCCTTCTTTAAACTCTTTATTTGTATTATAAACTATATATCCAGATTTTGATTTGATAATAATGTATTCTTTTTTCTCATAAATTTTATTTACACTCATTATATATCCTCTATTTTTTGAAGAACCATTTCTAATTCACTTGGTTTTTCACCTAATATTTCTTTTTTTTTACAAGTTGCTACAATTTCTTTTCTTACACATTCCCACTCATTAAGAATTTCTTCATACTCTTCATTTTCTTGTTTTAAAAAAGCATTTTCCTCTTTTAATTCATCGATTCTCATACTTAGGTCTTTTTTTTCTTCCAATAAGCTATAATATCTTTGTTCATCTATAAGTATTGAAATCACTACCTTTCACGAACTTCGTATATGCCATTTTAAGAAATCAATGTAATAAACACAAGCAGACTCTTATGTAAAGTCTTAGAAACGCATATACGAGGTCATATTCTTAATTTTCTATTTTCCAATATTCTTGTATCCACCATTCTGTTTCTGTATTGCTCCTAATCCATTTTCCATCTACTTTTTTACTTTTAGCTTTTTCTTTAATTGATTTTAAATAAACTAAATCATAAACATCAATTTTATTATCCTCAAAAATAGGTTTACTTACTTTGAAAATCTTTATATTTCCTGAACTTATATTATACAATGTGACTTTAGGAGAATATTTAGTATCTATATCTATTACTAAACAATACCTTGGATTTGAATTGCTATCTTTTATGTTACATGAACCCACAAACTCAAAATGAGCTTGTATTTTTTCATTGGTTGGTATATCTGTATTTTCAATTTGACTTTCAAGATAAGAACATAATTCTTTTGTATCAACTTCTTTAAATATTTTTTCTGTTTCTTTATTAGAGTATTTTCTCATGGTATTTATATTGCATGGTAAATTATCTCTTTTAAATTGTTTTTTACTATAGATTGAGTTATAGATATCATAAGTCTCTAAAAGTTTGTTGGACTTTCCAAATTCCTCAAAGAAATCTAGCTTAATCAGTATAGATAATTGTTTAGAGTTTATATGCCCCTGCAAATCTATTAATAGCTCTAAAAATGAATCATATTTATTATCTTTAAGAGAATATAGATACTCTCCTATATCAGAATTTAAAAATTTAATAGATTCAATGCCCTTGTAAATACTATTTGTGTCTCTATTAAAGAAGTATTCAGATTTTGAAAATCTAAATTTAGGATTTTCTAATTTAATACTAAAATACTCTATTTCATCTGTTAATTTTCTTGTTCTCTCTGTATCTTCATTATATAAATTGAATGCTACAGTATAATATTCCAATGGATAATGTGACTTAAGGTATGCACAGTATAAGCTGTCATATGCATATGAAAGACTATGTGAAGCATTAAAGGAATATGAGGCAGCATCGTTTACAACTTGCCATGTATCTTCAAAATTATTTTCAGTTCCGACTTTTTTAATCCAGTTATTTTTTAGTTTGATATGAAATTCTTTCAACTCTTTTTCCTTAAATCTCTTTTTTTTAATCTTATTTATAATATCATAACTCTCAGATTCCTCTATTCCTAACCATATTAAATATTTCATTATTGATTCTTGATACATAAGATAATGATAACTATCTTCTAATAATATATCTAGTTCTTTAACGTTAGTTGTATATGACTCTCTGTTAATAAAATTGTCTAATAAAGATGCAAATCCTGGTCTGATACTAGCTACAAATGCACTTGTTTCCGCCACACTAGATATTTTGTATTTAGATGCCAGGTTTGTAGCATAGTCTGAATCTACCTGATTTATAGTGCAAGTTAATTTGTCCTTATATATGTCATAAGTTTTAGCATCTAATAAGATGTTTAATTCTTCAATTGTAGGAATACTAATATTTGCTAATTCACAAGTTTTTCTTATTAATGACCATACTTTCACTGTTAAATAATCATTTTTTAAATATTTATACTTATCACAATAATATCCATCTATATTACAACATACCCCATCCTTAGTTTTTAATAATCCTACTTCTTCATCAATTGGTCTATCATATATAAGCATAGAGCATGGTGAGAAAGAAACACTTTCTACTACTCCTACAAATACCTTTGATTCCTTTATTACATCTTTCCAAAAAACATCATTTGTGTATTTATCTAAGTTTTTAGCTACTTCATCATACTCAGATAGTTTCATATCATTTGCTTTACACCATAGCCTAAAAGCTGAAGCATCTTGTAATGGCTTATAACTTATCATCCATGCACAATTTTCTTCTCCTAATAAATCTCTAGTTGCTTGTATAAATGGTTCAGCATCTTCAGCATTTAAATCTATATCTGGCAAAGATTTTGCTGATAGTATTCTTTCAACACTCATAAATCTAGTAGGGAATAATGGTACCGGAGCATTTAATCTATCTATTTCAGTAAGCCCTAAAAGATTAGTTATTATAAATGAAGGTGCTGAACCTCTCCCTGTTTTAGTAAGAAGACCATTATATTCTTGTTTTGCTCTTTGAACTATTTTATAATCTATAATAAAGTAATCCTCCATATGAGTTTTCTCTATAATATCAAATTCATACCTTATAGCATCTAAGTATTCATTCCATCTATTTTTAGGTATATTTTTTCTTTTCTCTAACCATTCTTTATTTAATATTTCTTTCAGTTCTTTATTTGGATTTTTAGATATTGATGGTAATTTTATATCATCATTTATTAAGGTGATTTCTTCACACTCATCAAATATTAGAGTATTTTTTAATGCTCTTTCAACTTCTTGCTTTGTTAATACATTTTGTTTTTCATATCTTTTAAATATATCCTCTGAATTTGGATAATCTAAAATAAAACCGTCTTCTTCAGGATAATTTATACCTTTAGCTTTAAGAAATTTAGTTCTATATTTTGATTCTTCTGGATAAATATAATGACTGTCATTGGCGTGTATTATATCTATATTATATTTGTTGCTTAATTCTAAAACATCCTTATTGTGCAAGGCTTGAGTTTTATGAGGATGAGATTGTACTTCAAGAAAGAAATTATTTTTAAAATAATTCTTTAGTTTTAGTATTAATTCTTCTCTATTCTCAAGTTTTAATATTCCAGCTACACATGCAGTAGTAATAACTACATCCCCTGGTTTAAATATCTCAAATAATATTTTTTCATCTATTCTTGGTTTATAGTAATATCCATTTTTATTAGCTAAACTTAAAGCTTTATTTATTTGCTTGTAACCATCATTATTTTTAGCGATTACTATTAAATGATAATTTCCTCTATCTTTCTCATTTATATCATTTACATAGTAAAATTCTGCTCCAATAATCATTTTTAATTTATATTCATCACATAAAGTTTTTGCCTCATATACATTTCCTTGATATCCATGTTCTGTCGTAAAATATGTATTTTGACCTAGTTTTATTGCTCTATCTATATATTGTTGTGGTTTAGTAATTACATCTAACGACCTTATATTTGAATAAATTTTATGACTATGATAATTATTATATCTCAACTCATCACCTCAACTTAAAAAACAAATTTTAATTATTAATATTCTTTTCAAATAATTCTATTTTTAAAAAGTCATTACATTTTATAACATCCATGCCATTAAATTTAGTAATATATCCTCTTGTTTTATCCTCTATATATTGGATATTAAGAAGGCTATAGTAACCTTCCCACAAAATAAGAGAATTAGGATATCTTCCTGTTCTGGCAGCATACTCACATCTTCTTCTATTTATTTCCATCTCTAATAAACACATATCTATCTTAATATCCATATATGATTAGCCCCCTTTAAAACTGACATTTTATAATCATTTAAAACCATGATTTTATAGTTTATATTTCCCATCATTCCTTGGATATAGAAATTTTATATCTTTAAGGTCTAAACCATCTCTCTCGTAAAAATCCTTTGCTCTTATACATTCTCTTGACGACACTCCATATAATTTAATTAAATATCTAAAATTTATAAAATGTTTTTGGCCATCATTTTTTGATGTAATCTCCCATTCAAATACAACGTATTTAACTTTCACTTTACACCTCTATTTCATTGACTTATTAATACTTTTAACTGAGAAAATTTTGGATTATACCCCTTCTGCCATACAAAATGAGCATATTCTATGCTATCTGTCTTTCCATCATCTGTAAAACTCATTCTTCTATTGTGAACAAATATGTATTTAGGCATATTATTTCCCCACAGCCTTTGTCTTACTTTTCCTCCAAGATAATTTAATCTTAGCAGCATAATAACGAAACCACCTTCTCTTACATCATTTAAAGCTTTATTAATTATATCCAAGCTTAAATTAAAGGGAGGATTAGTAATAATTACATCGTATTTTTCTTTTGGCTGAAACTTTAAATAATCTTGCTTTATATTTGCTCTTGAATCATCTCTTATATCTACTGTATCTATTGAAATTTCTTGATTTGAAAATTCTTGAATTGCAGTTGGATAGCTCATTAGATTTGTATTATCTCCACCTGCACATGGGTCTAATATTTTTATATTTGAATTGAGTATATTTTCATATCTACTGAACTCAGTTAAAAACTCTTTGATTTTAGTAATTGGAGTTCTATAATAATCACTTACATGAAAATCTCTAGCATTACTTCTATTTGTACTACTTATAAATATCACCTCTACTTATTTACCACTTTATCTATTGTTTTGTTTACTAATATTTCATTTATAGTAGCAACAACAAATATAAGTATATCCTCAATATTTTAATCTTGTTTTCCAAAATATTCTTCTAGTGCCTTTATAAATAAATGCTCTTTATTTTTAGCATTTTTTATTATGTTTTTAATATCTTCTACAATACAAACATATTCGTCGCCCCACGAATCCCATCCATTTTGATATGTATGGATTAAAATATATCCATATTCTTTTAACTTCTCATCTATCTCTACTAAATTATATTGAGCATCATATAGTCTATATTGGTCGAATTGATTTACATCTTTACTGTGATTCATTGATATAGCACATATAATGTTATAATTTTTTATCTCAAATTTTTCGTTTTCTAATACATTTACTTTTCTCATATATGTATCTCCTTAAAATAATACTTTTAATCTAAGTTATTATCCAATAATAGTAATGCTATAAGACAAAATCCATTAAGTATCATTCCACTAGTACTTCCCCATAAATAATTAGCTAACATACACCATAAATTAAAAATTGCACCAATATTTAAAATCAAACTAATACTCCCTTCTTTATTCTTTTTTATCAATATATATACTACTTGATGGTATAAGAATCCAGATTAGCAACCATGCTAAGGTATTGATTGGATATGTTGTATCTAAGAATTGAAATTGTGGGAAGTTTAAAATATCTACTACCCAAATTATTATAAGAATTGTTTTTAAGACTTTAAACATTTAGTTCTCCTTTATTTGTTAGATTGATTTTCTTCTATTACTACATGAGCATTACATATAATCACCCTCTTACCATCAAAATCTAGTGTTATAGTGCCACCATCTCCATCTTTGACTCTCATACTTTTACTTGTATATGTTTTTAATACCTCGCCATTATCTGAATATACATTTACAACTCTATTAAGACCTGATACATCACTTTCAGCATCTTTCATTGAGCTTTGTATTCCTGTACATCCAGACATTCCTATTAACATTGTTCCTAATGCACCTATTAATAAAATTTTTTTCAATATAATTTCACTCCTTTAGTTTTAATTGAATTGTAAATAAGAACACTTAGAATTTTTTGATATGTAATAAACAAATTTATTAGATATGATTATTTAAATTTTCTATTTGAATTGTTCCAGTGACGCAATCTATACCTTCTCTAATAATAGATTCCAAACAACAATCTATTTCATCTATAACTAATCTTATATTAGAAGTATCGTTGATAATATTTCCATTTATAGTTTTCATATATTCTATTTTATGATTAGACTCTATATAAGTTTTAAATACTCTTGGTATAATTATATCTAGTTTCAATTCCTTTGCTTTTTCAATTATATAGTTCAAATTTCCACACGAATAACATAATATAAGTGCATTATTTTCATAAGCATACTTTATTAATGTAGTAGTTTTTCCACTACATCTATCCCCATTTATTAATTTCATAATTATTTTTCTCCTGTTAAAATATTTATTTTATTTTAATTTTTTCTTTTAAATTTTCAAGTATTCCATCAAAACAATTATCATGTTCACTACAAATATTATATACACAATATGGACAACGATTGTCTAAATTTTCATCAATATATCGTGCATATCTTTCTAATATTTCTGTAGTATAATCTTTATCTTCCAATCTTAAGTAGTTTATGAATTCTTCCATTATGTATTCTTCATTAATGTACTTACTATATACTCTATCTTTTTCTTTTTGAATGTTTTTAAAAAGCCTATAATCTTCAGTATCTATTTCTCCATTTTTTATTTTTCCCATCTTATAATTCTCTTTCAAATTTTCTAATTACATCAATTCTTTTCTGTAACTTTTCATTATTAAATTCGTCATCCTCCATCATATACTCTAAATTATCAAGTAAGTAATTCACTGCTGTTATATAGTTTTTAATTCCTTTATTCATTTTAAATATCTCCTTTTAATAATTTTCTAGTAAAAATCTTTCTATCATAGAAACAATATCATGTATTTCTTTATAATCTGCATTTATTAACTTGTAATCAAATAACTTCTCAACAACTATTTTTTTTACCTTCATATCTATAAGGTCTATCATATATTTCTAACTCTATTTGTTTATTTTCTTCTATGTAATATATGGAAAAACAAACATTTCCCCATATATTAAATACTATTCCACTTACTGCTCTCATCACTGGTTCTTCAATTTTAGACCAAAGATTCATATTTATCCCCTATTAAAAGTATCATTTTATTTAATTATTATTTGCATTATCCATGACTTCTTGTACAGACTTTTCCATATCATAATCATATACATCACCATTTTTATATCTAACATCTACTATATGCTCAGGAATACAATTAAAATCTTTTATATCTTTAGAAACTTGTTTACCACAATATGGACAATAGTTTATATGTACTGATTCTGAACATGGAGCAATTATTATTTTTCTAATTTTTTTGTAGTAGTCGACATTAACATATGTATTTCCCCTGATTTTATATCCGTTTAGTTTGAAATATTCATAACATCCATCATAACAATTATTACAATTATCTTCTGCTATAATTTCACATGTATTGTCTTCTAATAATCTACTTCTTGAGGTTAAAAGTATATCTTTTGTATTATCAATTATACTTTCACAAAACTTACACATATTCAATTTACCTTTCTTGTAAAGTATTATTTTTATTTGTTTATACTCATATAATTGCCTTCAGGTTGTCTAAGTCAATTCCATTTAATTCACAATCGTATGCAAATACAACACTTAGCTTACTATTAGGTGAAATAATATACGCTTTCATAGAACACTCAACTCTAGATTTGGAATATTTAAACCTTTGAAATGTCATATCTGTATTGATAAGTATACTTACAACTTCTCTTATGTACTCTATATTTAAATTATACAATTCTATTATTGGTGATAAATGTGGAAACTCATTATATAATTCATAATTGAATTTATCTATCATCATTATTACACCTCATAAATTATTAGTTTCATCTTACATATCATAGTTATTAAATCTAAATTGTATTTAATCATGTTGTTTTCAAATTTCATATATACCTCCATTTAAAATTAAGATTTTATATTAAATATATCTTTTATGTAATTATCTATACAACTCTCATCAATCTGACTTCCTGATGCTTTCGGATTTCCTCCACCTCCAAATACTTTAGCGATTTCACTTAAATTTATATTATCTTTTATAGTTCTATATGAAATGATTTCTCGATTAATTATAACTATAAAATCAAGTTCTGGATGTAACTCACTTAATTTATTTCCTAATTCGCTTATATGATTTTCTGCAAATACAATTCCTGCATTATATCCTAGAATTTCTTTAACCATTATATTTTCATCTTTTTTCTCTACATATCTATCTATTTCTTTTTGTTTTATTTCTAATAATTTTAAACTTAATTTATCAAATAGACACATCTCATCACTATCTATTTTAGTTAACATGTCCATTATAAAATCCTCTATTCCCATAATATACATTAAATCATTTAAATATTTGGCATCTAAATCATTATATTTATCTTTCCATTCCCATGTATCATACCTTCTAACAAGTTCTATAAAATATTTTAATGTAGATTCTGAAGTATCATCATAGTATCTTTGTAAATAATTAAATAACATTTGAGTCCCACATGTTTTGCCTTTATTACACTCTATTTCTACATTAGCCCAATCATAATTATTTAAAAATAGTGCTGTTGGATGATGGTCAAGCAATTGAACTTTATTTTTAATCCTATCTAACTTCTTGGCAACATCTTCATTTACTGATATATCTGTTATTAATATTTGTTCATATTTATCGTGATTTTTTAATGTATCTAATACTACATCATTTATATTTTTATAATTACAATAGTTAACATCTATTTGTTCTCGTAAAATATACTTTGCTATAATACAGCAACTTACACCATCTAAATCATTATGTGTTATTAATTTTATCATACCCTTTTTTCTCCTTTTGATTTTATTTAAATAACAAGATTCTAATTGCTTTTAAAATTATAAATTGGCTTTAACACCTCCATTATCTCAATAGTATCTCCTATATTGTTTAAGATATCCTCTATAGGTTTGTATGCTTGTGGTGCTTCATCTAGTGTTGATTGACCTACACAAGTTGTAAATATTTCTTTCATAGACTCTTCAAATTCATCTAAAGATATTTTTTCTTTAGCTTTTCCTCTTGATAAAATTCTTCCTGCTCCATGTGGTGCTGAATAATTCCACTCAGAATTACCTTTACCTTTTCCTAATATAATCCCATCTCTCATGTTTACTGGAATTATTACTGTTTCATCTTTATTTGCAGAAATTGCTCCTTTTCTAAGTATTTTACTATCCATATCTATATAGTTATGAATACATTCTATAACATCACATTTAATATCTCTTATAAAATGGTCATAATTTACTTCTAGGCTGTTATATTTAAACAATATATCCGCAATTATAACCATTCTATTTGCAGCAGCGTATTTTTGAGCTATACTCATATCATGTAAATAATCTTCCATTAAATCATTTTCTAAATAACATAAATCATCATGTGGCTTATTCAATTTTCTATCACTAAGGTCTTTCAAATATTTATTTATCAAATGTTCTTTATTGTCTTTTTTTAGAGTAGATATTAAAAACTCTTTTGCATCATCATATGACTTTTTATATTTTTCAATACAATATTTTATAGCTTTGTCTTGGTAATAATCAGCTATTTGTTTTCCTAAATTTCTTGAACCTGTATGAACAGTAAGATACATTTGACCTTTTTCACTTTTATCAACTTCTATAAAGTGATTGCCTCCACCTAAAGTTCCTAACGACATATATGCTCTATTTTTATTCACCTCGCATCTAAGATTATTTATGTCTATATTAAATAAATTCTTTAATAGTTTTTCTCTTGACTTATTATGTATTTTAAATCCATGAGGAATATAATCTCTTATAATCTTATCTAATTTTGTATAATTTATATTATTAATATATTTTTCTAATGGAATAGTAGCCATTCCACAACCTATATCCACCCCTACCAGATTTGGTACTACTTTATCACTTATAGTCATTGTTGTTCCTATTGTACATCCTTTACCAGCATGACAATCAGGCATAATTCTTATACTGGATTCTTTAAATTCCTTTTGATTACATAAATTTATTATTTGTCCTATTGTTATCGAATCTACATTCTCTGTAAATATTTTAGCTTTGTTATATTTCCCTTGAACTTCCATTTGTTATTCTCCTTTTAAAACCTGTATTTTAACTTGTTATTTATTATCCCTCTATTAAATCCCGTACGTCTACAGTCACCGAACCTTTTCTTTCGAGTTTTATAAATTTTTCCATTAGTATTTCAGGAAGTATATTCTCCCCATACTCTTCTTTTATTTTATCTTTTATTAAATTTATAATATATTCCTCCATTTCTTTATCTGTCATATTAAGATATTTATCCAGGTCATAAATGACGAGTTGTTCTATATCTCTTCGATAATGGCATAGTATATCTTTTAAAAATATTTTTTTAATTATCTTAATTCTTTTTTCATAAATCAATAATTCTAAATTAAAATATGTTCTTTTTTCTTTGATTCTTATTTCATATTCAAAAATTCTTTCTAATGGTTTTATTGATTCGTTATTTTTTATATATTTTGACTTTATTAATTTCTTAAAAGAGTTAATTATATTTGCTCATCTCCTTCCATTTTAAGTTTTATATTCCATACATATTAAAACTAAATTCTACCCCTTCATCATCCTCAAATTCTTCATTGAAGACTTCTTCTACTGTTTTATCCTTAGAGATAACTATATGTAAATAACCTTGTTTACTAATAAAAGAAGTTTGATAAAGATTATCTAAACCCAAGAAATCCCCTTCTTGTTTATAAGGTACATATATATCCTCCACACTTCCGTCTTCGTATTCTATCTTTACATTTGTAATATCCTTATAATCATGCAATCTTTGAATTTCATCAACACGTTTATGTATTTGTATATGTAAATAATCTGCCTTCTTGCATTTACCTATATAACTCAAAGCAAATCCTCCAATAATTTCATGTATATTATCTAAATAAAAACCTCCTACATCTCCAATACCCAACTCTACATTCTCTAAGTTATCTAATCCTAAAATTATTTTCTTTATTTTCATAACTCATTCCTCCATTAATTAAACTCTTAAAAATTATTGATGACATCACACTTAGAGCATTTCCATCGTTTCTTTAATTTATAATTATCAAAATAAGAATTAAAATATCCTACAAATTCTTGAAATTCTATCCTTTCACATTGATAACACCATACTTTTACTACATCACCTTTAGAATACATTTATTGTCTTTCTCCTTAATATAATCTCAATCTTTTAATTGTAGATGGTATTTCATCCTCATTAAATATTCCTAAGTTAACACATGTTATGCTATTTTTAGGAATTTCTGTTAATCCTCTATCCACTATAGTTAAATAACCTTTTTCTTTAAATTTTAATAATTGTGCCTCTTTAGCTTTTAATATACATATTGTATCCCCATTATTCTTAAATGACGTTAAATCACATTTTAAATCTATTAATTCATGTGCTATTATTTCTGTTTCATAAGAGCAAGAAACAGTGTCTAAAATTTTGTTATACAAATAATCATAAACTGCATGTGCAACTTGTGCTCCAACTTTGCCTGGACTCATATTTAAGTCTGAATTAATTGCTATGTACATTTTTTTCATTATTATAAACCTCCAAATAAATTAAAATTATTATCTTAATACCAATACATAATAATTAAACTATGTTTTTCAAAATCAATTATGTTTAACATTTTTTGAAATTCTTTTAATACTAAATCCCAAAACTCCTGTGTATACCTATCATCAACTGTTACTTTTTTATCATTTTTATAATAATACTCTTTATCCTTATTGTATATCTTAGAATTTATATCTTTTTGTTTAAGAAAAGGAATTATATAATCTTCCAAATCTTCCTTTGTAATAAGTATGGCTTCATCTTCATAACTTTCATAACCTTTTTCCCATTTGGCTTTATATATCATACGAATAACTGACCAATCTTCTAAAGATATATCAATATCTAATAATTCTTCAAACTTATAAAACTCTTCTTCATCATTATTCAATTCCTTATATTTCTCACCTCTTGTTTTATTTAAATAAATATCTAAATCTGTAACTTTTGTTTTTACTGAATAAAAACCTAAATCTAATCCCATATGTATCACCTCGCTAATTAAAACTGTTTTAATTAGATTCTAAATTCACTTTTTCTTTTATGATGTTTAATAAAGGTTTATAATTATCAATACCTATTGCTCTCATTACTCCATTATCTACATGTTTAATATATTTCATTAAATACCTCACTTATTATTTTTAATTCATCACAATCATGCTCATTTTCTAATTTATTTTTTATAAATTCTGCTACCTCCTCTTCTTTTAACTTTTCTATATCTTCTTGATGATTTAAGATAACCTTCATAATAGATGACAAAGACATCCCATAATCATACATCGACTCATCTCTTATAATATCCTTCTTTTTATTCTTATATATTACCATTCATTGTTATTCTGAAACTCCTACGCCTAAAGGCGTGGGGTTCTTAGGTACTACATGAATTTCTACAATACTCTCAGTTATAATAAATCATAACCTACAACATATTATCACTAATCATATTCCCTAAGACTTTTATTAACAAAGTATCTGTTGACACCATTAACATTAATATTAGGCTCGTTTCTCAACCTATATAGTTTTTATATCCCCATACTAGATATTAATTTATAACCATTTAATTTTAATTTTTTTAATCTATTTATCTCTTTATCATGTAATATTTTAAAGTTATCATATGTTTTAACACACAATTCTCTGTTGATTGATTTTAAATCTTCATTAACATTCATTATTAAAAATGCAGAATAGCAATCTCTTTGAATGTCCATACCATTATTCCATCTATCTTTTAATTCCTTCTTATTGTACTCATCTGAAAAGTGATTATATTGACTGGCTCTACATTTAGCAGTATCTATCTTATATAATCTTTCATTATTATATTTTAACTTATTGTCTAACATAGTCAAAAACATTGATGGTGCTTTATTTGCTAATGATTTTCCAAAACGTTTCTTTTTATTAATTCTACCAGTTTTTTCATTAATAGTAGTATCCTTGACTCTAGTTTGAAGTCTTTTATAACTCATCGTTTCAACATAAAACTTATTGCCTAAATTTAGTAATTTGTTAATTAATATATAGTGGTCTTGTTTTCTTATTTCAGCTTGTTTTCTATATAACTCTTTTCTTAGTCTTTTTAATTTAAGATAGTGATTACTAAATATCCACTTATCTCTATTTCCTTGTTTTATAGTACCATTATCATTGAATTTATTAAGATTAGTTGCACGTTTACTTCTATCCATTTTACGTTGAATTAACTTTATTTGCCTATCTATATTATTAACATTAGGGGCTAACTCCAATAACTTAACATCACATTTACTAGATATAGCTATAGTTTGAGTTCCAATATCTATACCTACATTACCTAAACCAATTTGTCCTTTTATTTTTCCTTGATTGGTTGTTTTTTTAGGTGGAATTCCTTCTAAGACTAATTGTACATACCATTTAATTTTACCCTTAATTTCTTTTTTAAGTATTCTACAATATTTTATTTTATCTTGTATCGCTCTTTGAGCATAATTGTCATTATTCTTTATTATTACTGGAATAGTCATCTTATTAAATTTAATAATACCATCTTTATAACTAATACCAGTTGAATTTTGTTTCCCTTCTATTGATGTTAATTCATTATATCTAATATAATTAACTCGTTTAGCTTGATGATAGATATACTTATTAAAAGCATTAAAACATCTTGTAGCTATCTTCTGAGTTATAGCAGAATGTAGTTTATAATATTTACCAATAAATTTAACAAACTTATGAAGTGAATACTCTGTTAAATTATACTTCTTATTAATTTCACTAAATATTTTATTTCTATCTTTACCCTTATATTTACAATTTGCTTGGTGTTCTTTAGATTCTATCATGTGGTTATATCTTTTAAATAGCTCTGATAAACATGAATTATATACTTTTCTATACTTATCAAAAGCATTACATATAATGTCTTCTTGAAACTTTTCTGTTTTTAATTGCAATGTTAATATATAATTTGACATAGTGTTCACCTCACTTTCTAGTATCTTGTTTTCTGGTTTTTCACATATTTTTTAATAGTTTCACTACATACGTTTCCTGCTGTAGATACAAAATAGCTTCTAGTCCATAAACTAGGCATTTTTGATAATTCAATAAATTCTTCTCTTAATATTTTACTTGTATAGCCTTTTATATTTTGCATTATATCAGAAGGATTTAGAGTCGGAAGACTATTTAAAAACATATGTGTATGGTCTTTATCGCATTCTATTGCAACAATTTCGATATCCATTTCCTTACACTTATTTTTAACTAATGTTTTAAATCTATCTTCTAAACCTTCTATATTAAATATTTTTCTTTTATATCTAGGGCAGAATACAAAGTATTAACATTATACGTGTATGTGTCAATACTTTTTATACACTGTTTGTGCTATCCATCCCACACCTAAAGGAGTGGGCTTTCCGCACTATTCTGTAATTCCATTTAAATCTAAACTATTTTTATTTAAATTTCTTATGTAATGTATTATAGGTTTTACTACATCTTCAACATCTGCATTTACCTTTCTAAGTAAACTATAATCACTAGAATCATATTCAACATAAGTTAATTGGTTTGTATCACTATCAAAACCTAATGATAATTCTGTTTCCCTAGCTATAGGTATTAAATCTTTTTTGCAACTAGGGCATATAAGTATCTCTTCATTTAAAAAATAATTATATTCCTGTAATGTTTCTTCCGCATTGAAGTATTTATTACAATTCTCACACCAAAATCTCACAATATCACTCCTTTATTTTTCTACCAATCTATGCAAATACTTCCTACCTTTAATTTAATTAGTTCTTCTTTACAATTTTCAATCCATTCAATATTATCTTCATAAGAGATATCTTCTTTATTTAAATCTAAAATCTCATCATTTAGCATACTTAAGAGATTTTCTAAACTACAAATCTCACATTTTTCTAAACAATTATCTCTTAGTTTCATTTTTATAAGCTTATCTAAATTAGGAGCTTCTTCTTTGGAAAATACAAATTTATAATTTCTTTTTAATGGATATTCTTTTAATTCTTCTAAACTACTGATACTTTTATTTTCTATTTCTTTTAGCCAATCTTTCAATTTTTCAGTATTTCCACCACAATATTTTATTATTTTATTTACAGTATTCTTATTTTTTATAATGTCCGTTTCAAAATACATATAGCTACTTCCTCCTTATATTAAAAGAAACATTTTAATGTCTCCTAGACTTTTTCCTCTCATTAAACCTTCTATCCATCTTGAAATTTTCAACTTCATAATATAAAACCTTTATTCTTCTCTGCTGCTCTTTAAGAAATTTAGTAATAAATTCTTCTTTGGTCATAACATTTACCTCCAAAGAGAGGGCTAAGCCTCTCTTATTCATATAATACTATTTGTTTTTCATACAATGTTTTTTGAACATCAATTATCCTTTGATTTGACGAACCTTTAAAAATCAACTCTAAAGATTTTTTATCTTCTTCAAATTTTCCATCCACAAGAACATCTATTAATTTTAACAATTCTAGCTTTTCATTGTCTGTTATGAGTTCCTCAAACTTAAAACCTGTATAACACCATATTGTTTTGTTTGTATTCTTTTTAATTAATTTAGCTAAATGAACAAATCCTTGCAGTTGTAGAAGTGGGTCTCCTCCTGAAAATGTTACATCTGAAAATTTATTTGAAATGATTTCCTTATAAATATCTAATACTTTAGTTAAAGTTCCATTTTTTATATCCCAAGATTGAGGATTGTGGCAGCCTCTACACATATGATTACATCCAGAACAATAAATAGATGTTCTAAACCCTTCTCCATCAACAATTGTGTCATGTTTTATATCTAAAATATAAATATAGTCTTTATCCATGTGTGACTCTATCCTTTAACTCAGCTAATTTTGCATTATTCCAGCTATCCGTAGTTCCAACTAAATAACCTGTAATTCTTTGGATAATATTTATACTATTGCTGCCACATTTAGGACATTCTTTTAACTCTGAATCTGCGTTTTCAAAACCACAATTCATACATCTACTTCTTGTATGATTTACAGAACCATATCCCATATTGTACTTTTTCATTAAATCCACAACTTTCATTATAGCTTTAGGATTATGTGTTGCATCCCCATCTAATTCAACATAAAATATGTGGCCACCACCTTCTAATTCATGGTAAGGTGCTTCTATTTTCGCTTTATGTTCAACATTGCAGTTATACCAAACTGGAACATGAGAACTATTAGTATAATAATCTTTGTCTGTAATATTTTTTATTTCTCCAAATATTTTTTTATCTTTTTGAGTAAATTTTCCAGAAAGACCTTCTGCGGGTGTGCCTAATACAGAATAATTGAGGTTATATTTCTTTTTATATTTTTCTACTTTAGACTTTAGAAGTGATATGATTTCTAAACCTAATTTTTGTGCCTTTTCGCTTTCACCATGATGCTCACCTATAAGAGCTATTAAACATTCTGCTAGACCTATAAATCCTACCCCAAGTGTTCCATGCTTTAAAACTTCGCTTACATCATCATTTGGATTTAAATTTTCTGAGTTTTTCCATAACCCACTCATTAATAGTGGAAACTGTTTTGCTTTAGCAGTACATTGAAATAAGTATCTATCATATAATTGTCTTGCTACTACATCTGAATATTTATCAAGAAGAAAAATAAACTCTGCAACTCTATTAGCTTCATTATTTGGATATTTTTCTTTAGCCTCTAATGCCATTTTTACTAAATTAAGAGTCGTAAAAGATAGATTTCCTCTTCCTATACTTGTTTTTTCTCCATGCAAATCTTCAAATACCCTTGTACGACACCCCATTGTTGCTACTTCATAAATATATCTGTTTGGGTCGCACATTTTCCATTTTACATGCTTATTGAAGGTTGCATCTAAATTTAAAAAATTAGGAAAAAATCTTTTAGCTGATACTTTACATGCTAATTCATATAAGTCATAATTTCTATCAGTAGGATTATAGTTCACACCTTCTTTCACTTTCCAGATTTGAATTGGGAAAATTGGTGTTTCTCCATTTCCGACTCCTTCATAAGTAGATTTTAGTATTTCTCTTATTATACATCTACCTTCTGCTGAAGTATCTGTACCATAATTTATAGAACTAAACACGACCTGATTTCCACCCCTTGAATGAATTGTGTTCATATTATGTATAAATGACTCCATTGATTGATGAACTCTCCATACAGTTCTGTTTATAGCATGTTGAACATTTCTTTTTTCGCTGTCTAATTCTTTTAAGTCCTTAATTATATAATCCTCTATTTCTATATTGTATAAATGAGATAAATCAATATCATCCTTTATTTCTATATTTTTTATTTCTTCTATAAATGTTTTTCTTACACTCGGAGCATTATAAAAATCAAAAGCTGGTATCGCCTGTCCTCCATGCATTTCATTTTGTACAGTCTCTAAACTAATACATCCTAATATACTTGAAGTCTCTATTCTTTTAGTAGGTCTACTAGAGCCATGTCCCGCTCTAAAACCATTATTAAAAATTTTATCTAAAGGATGTTGGATACAAGTCAATGATTTCGTAGGATAATAGTCTTTATCATGTATATGTATATAATTATCCATCATTGCTTCTTTTGCTTCTTCAGATAAAAGTACATGGTCAGTAAAAGTTTTAGTAGCTTCACTTGCAAACTTCATCATCATACCTGCTGGAGTATCTGCGTTCATATTTGCATTTTCTTTAGTTATATCATTACTTTCAGTATTTACAATAGACATATAATCATTATAAGTTTTTCTTCCTCTTGCTATATTTCTTTTCTCTCTGTATGTTATATATTCTTTAGCGACATCTTTCTTTTTACTAGCCATTAAGCTAAATTCGATTATATCTTGTATATCTTCTATATGCATTTTTTCACATGGTTTATTTTTTATTTTTTTAGCTATTAGTGTTGCTAATTCTCTATCAAATACTTCACTTTTTCCTTTGTTCCTTAATGATAAAAAGCTTTTTTCTATTGCATTTATTATTTTCTTTTCATCAAAGGGAACTATCCTCCCATCTCTTTTAATAACATTCTTCATTAAATCACTCCTTTTATTTAAAATCTTTTTTCTTATTAAAAGTTCAATATTTATTTCTATTACCTAACTATTAATAGACTATTATTTATTATTTTAATAACTGTAATTAAATTTTTATTTGTTATATCTGTTTTAGTTATTGTCAAACCTTTCGATACAGTCAAAACATCTTTATCACAATCCCTGCTAATTAAAATTTGTGTATTGTCTATACTTTTGAAAAATTGTCTACCATCACAATTGAAACCACATTCTCTCAAATAAGAGTCTATTTCTGTATTAACAATAGGTTTATAATTTTTCATACACTTATCTTTAAATACCTTTTTAACTCTTTCTTTTTCTTTGGCAATTGTGTTTTCATATAATATTTCATCTACTTTTTGAAATGCTATATCTTCTATATATTCTTCACAAGTACTTATATACCTAATGAATAGAGCTAATCTTTTTACACCATTTACAGAAACTATAAGACTATCTCCTTTTTCTAACTTTTTCATTTCAGTTCTAAATATCATTTCCTCTCCATCTACACTTGCTATTATTATTTTGTCAGTCATCTCATTGCCCCCCTTTTTAACTTCTCTGTTCTCAATATATTTTTATTATATCATATAACCTCTATGTTCTCAATAGTTTTTTGTAAAAAATACAAAATTTATTAGATAATTAAACCTGGCATTATTTTGTCTACAGTCTTATATGTTATTCCTAATTTAATTGATTTTGTAGCTAAATTAAAAATAAAATCTTTTAATTTTTCATCTTTACTGGCAAATACTTGTATTGTTTTTACATCTATATTTCTGCCAGTATTATTCTTAATTAAATAGTCAAGCATATCATATATGTTCTCTAATTCATTATGACCAGTATTATTTAAATTCTTACATATTTTATTCTTAGATATTCCAGTGAGAATATTTGAATCTAGTAGAAATTGTAAACATTCAACAAACATTCTATTATTTTTATATTTTTCTAATATTCTCTCTTTTTCTTTTCTACTAGATGTAGATGCTAAACTATCAAATATTTTTTTTACTTCTAAAAGCTCTTTCATTAAAAACCTCCTTGTATCTACTAGGTAAAATCACATTAAAACAAATGTTTTAACTTAATCTTCAACCTCATACCAATTCCAATCTATAAAATTTTCAAAAACATAATCCCATGCAATTTTATCTATATAACCCTCTCTCTCTTCATCAGACATATCTTTTAAATCATCATCATCTATTTCAAACTCCAGCTCACAGTCTGAACCAATTTTATTAGTTTTAACATGTACATTTATTTTCATATTCTAAAATTCTCCTACTTAAGCTAAATTTTATTCCAAATCAAAATTTTTACACTGCAAAATCTCTTTATTACCTTTTAAGCAAATAGACTTAAATTCAATTTCTTTATCTTTAGAGTTACAATATCCCTCATAATTATTTGCACATGCCGAAAACTCACACTTTACACAATACTCATTGACTTTCATATTAGGATGATAAACAGGAGTTGAACCAGCTACAATTTGTCCACAATATTTACACATCCAAATTTTACAGGTATATTGCTGACTCCTTGTTGTAATTAATTGACAATCTTTTATCCTTGAAAACTTATGTCTGAATATACATCTAAAACTTTTAATAAACATCACTCCTTTATATTCTCATTATTCTTGTCATACTGTTGTCATCACTAAAAATACTAGTTTTATTAGCTCCTTGAATAGCTTCCTCTCTACTTTCGTATTCATCACTTCCAAAGCACTCATCATCCCAGCTATATAATCAAACATCTTTCATATAAATTCCTCCTCTACTTATTTTTCTTATATATTTTTTAAAGTAACTCTATATTTACATCTCTATCTCTAAAAAATAATTCTCTAATTATCTTTTTATTTTTATACTCAACATCTAACATTTCATAACATTCATTACATAGTTCTATGCTTACTTTATCCCACCCCTCTCTTAATTCATCACCACATCTAACACAAACCTTATTTTCTTCACAAAGGATAAGAAACTTTTTTTCTTCTCTGTCATTAGCATTTCCAGTTAAAAATACTTCATTTTTATTAAATTCAAATTCTAAATTTTTACCATAAAGACGTCCAATTCCAAAATCACTAAAACTCAACATTCTATTTGGCGCATCTTCGATACCTAAAATATTGATGCCTCTTCCTCTTACATCTCTAAAATCCCTATTCTCTGTTAAATCAACATTACTTTTCATTTTTAAACACTCTATTTTTTATTTTTTTAAATATATTTAATTTAGGTGGTTCTACACTAGAGTTTTTTGTAGTAGGTAATGGCTTTATATTGGCAACTTGCTTATATGTATCATTATTTTTTTCTAAAGAATCTAATTCTTTTTTTAACTCATCTAATGATTTAGGTGTAATTATATGTTTTAATATGTCTTGTCTTCCTTTTTTCTTATAATCATTTATCATTTTCTCTAATGTTAAATCACAATACTCATCCTCCCAATCTCCAAGATAATAAAATCTATCTACAATAGCTCTGCTTTTCTCATCTGAAAAAACACCAAATAATATTGGGTCTTTATCTCTTCTCTCTTTGCTTATCTCCTTTGTAATTTTACCTGTATAATCAGTAAACAAAACATACATTTTATCAAATATATCTTTTGTTTTTTCTATTATTTCTACTATTTCATCTGGTATTTCTCTTTCATAATTTTCAAGTTCTATTATTTTTACTGTATTTTTAGATATATCATCAATATATTTTTCTATATCTTCTTTATACACAAATGTATCTATTCCCAGCTCTATTACATTTCTTTCTTTTTCAATACATTCAAGTAAAAACATTAATTTCTTAGCACCCTTTTTTTGACCAGTTACAATATATTTGTTTAAAAGAATCAAAGAGTTTTCATATACTATATCAAGATTTTCATTTGTATTTTTTTGCTTTTTATTTTTTATATCCTCAAAATAATCTCTAGGTGTTAATTCTATATTTTCCATATTTAATACCCTCCTTATATAACACCAATTATGAATCTACAATCCACTATCATAAGAATCTCTCTCAATGTTTTGCCTATAAATGGATGGTCACTATCATAAATATTGCTCGAAATATTTTCACATTCAAATTTATATTCTAATAAAAATTCTTCCATTAATTTATCTGAATCTAAATCCTTTGGATTCGGAACTTCCAACTCATCCCACCCACATGGATGAATATTACATGGTACATAAATAGTGCCTCCAAACTCCTCATGTGACAACTGGCAAATTTTTATAATAAAATCATCAGTAAGTTCATCTTTTTCACAAATCTTTCTAAAATTGAAATCCATTCAATAACCTCCTATTTTCTATAATTTTATTTAACTACTCTACTTATTTTCTCTACATATTCAAATGGTATATACTTACATAACCAAATATTATTTTCAGATAAATAAAATTTATAACCATTTTCATACATTTTTCCTGTATTAATTTTTAAAACTACAGGTACACCATGCCTTTTCCCAACCTTAACAGCCGTATCTATATCATTTGATAAGTGTACATACAGTCTACTTTGTCTAATAATACCTTCCTTTTTAATATTCTCTAAAAATCTAGTAGCCGTTCCATGATAAAGACATTTTGGCGGTTCTAATTCTTTCAATTCAACCTCAACATTAATTGAATGTCCTTGATTTGCTCTAATCTTGCTTCTATCATCATTAAAACTGTACCTCTGCTTATTATCTTCTTTAACTATTTGCTCAAGGATTTCTATATTAATATTTCTACCAGTATTATTTATTTTTTCAATCAATTCATTAACATCTGCATATCCATAGTCATCTAATTTAATTCCAATAGTTTCTGGTTTATGTCTTAATATTAAACTTATAAAAATAGATAACTTATCTTTTTTACTCATTGACTTCACCTCATCTTCTTTAGCTAATATTTCAGCACTATCTATACATCTCGCCACAACTTTTACATTGATACATAGTGCCTAATTGTGTATTAAGTTCATATATATCTCCACCACAGTCACATTTTTTAATTTTTATTGGATTTTTCTTCATTTTTAATCACTCCTTTTCTATTAAAATCTTGATTTTAACTTCATTATTCTTATTAATATTTAATATATTTACCTTTGCATTCTACAATTAACCCTTCACTATTCCTATCGTTAATCCAACTTAATTTACATATCTTATTAACCTTAAAACATTTCTCTTCATTAGTTAAACATGTAGTACATTTGATTATCTTTCCTAGTGTTGGTAATGGTTCTCCCATTTTCACCCTAATTATCATTTCATCCATTTTCTTCTCCTATTCAATACTAAGATTATATTTTTTGATTACATCTTTATTTTCATAAAAATTACCTATGATTTCTAATTTCCTATCTTTTGAAAATATTTCACTTAAATTAAAAGTATATTTTCCACCTATGCTTTCAAATGTAACTGTTGCTCCTTTTGGCAAAGATAAATTTACTAAACATACTTTCCAAACACCATCAAAGATAAATTTAACAATATCATATTGAAATATCTTTTTTTCAAAACAATTTTTTAGCCCTATGTATTGCATTATTTTCAAATCTTCTACTCTTGGTATACAAATATCGTTATAGTATTGTTCAGAATATCCACTTTTTATAAACATCTCTTCTGTTAGTAATCTTAATTCTTCTCCATGTATCATTCTAAATCCATTCCAAATTCTGAAATCTAACTCCACTTAACCAGCTCCTTTGTTTTATTCTTCTGTCGTATCTAACAATCTTGTAACTTTTTTTACAGACCAATCACATGGAAGTAAACCCTTGTCTATTAATTCATATAGCATACAATTATGTTCATCAAGATTTTTCATATATCCAAGAGGACAATTTTTGCAATGTTTAGATTTTATACAAATATATTTAATAATATTTAAAGCACTTAAAGTGTTCTCTATATCTTTTTCTGTTAATTCAATTTGATTTTCCATATGTATCTCCTTATAATTTTTCTAACATCTTACAATTTTTCTTATTACATTTACCTCCACAACCACATTTTTCAATATTTCTAAACCAACCTTTGTGTATTTTTCTTTCAGCACAAAGCTTTTTTATTAAGTTAAAATGATATTCTTCCATCTAATCACCTATTTTTTATTTTTTTTGAATCTGCTTTTTCCTTGATTTTCTTTTTGTTTATATTTAGATTCATATTTTTTTAACTCTTCTTCAATTTCATATAATGTATTACAAAAGGCAAAGTATTTATTTAGTTCATATTTAACCAACCTTCTCTTAACTAAAGTGTTTTTTAATTCTTTAATGGTATCAATCTTATCATTTAAAGAAGCTGTGTCTAAATTCATTTCTTCTATTACATGTAATACTTCTTCCTTTTTCTTATCACAAAGACTTAGTTCATCTGATATATTTTGTTTATGTTCTTTAAACAATTTTATTAAATTTTTAATATCTAAATATTTCTTTTCAAAACCATCAGCTTTAATTTCTTTCACATATAAATCTTGGTGCGCTACATATGAATGAAGTTTTATAATACATGGAACATACTTAAATTCTTCTTTAAGTTCTCTGTACTTATCTAAAGCATCGCTATATTTCTCAAACCCAAATTGTGTATTTCCATATTTCAAGTCAATTTTAGTTACATAATTATAATTCATTTCAATCACCATGTTTAGTAATATTATATTTCTATGAGAGCTTCTTGAAATTTTAAATTAAATACATAAGTTATTAATTTTTTGTCGTTTTTATAATTTAAATATTCATTTATAGAAGCATCATAAGCATCCAGCTTACTATATCTATGTGTATACCATCCTTGAAACTTGAGGTAGTCTTGTTCTGTCAAATACTCACTTGCTAGATTTAATAGACTACCTCTTTTATTTAGTATTTGTTTTATCATTTAATCACCTATCTTTTATATTTTTAAATATCTACTTTTCAAGGTACATTTTAACTTCTTGATTTAACTTATTTTTTTAATGTTCTCTACAAATTCTATTAACCATTTTCTACCTATCTCAGTCCATTTAAGCTGCGTATCATGTTCTGTTATTTTAAAATCTGCATATTCAGGTATCAACCATAAATAATTTTTATATGGTTTCCAACATTTTATTCGACCATTTATTCTTTCTGGATATATAATTCTGTTTAAATGTAGTAATTTATTTAATGCTTGTGCTGTCATTCCTAAATCTTTCGCAATATCTGTTGTCGTAACTAATTTGTCAGGATTTAATACTTTATCATGATATTCTACTTTAGGTTGTTGAACTTGAATTGTTTCTTTAAGTAATAATCTTTCTTTTTCTTCTTCTATCCATCTTTTAGCTCTTTCAATAGAATCTTGTATCATATAACTATCTATGAGTTGTTCTCTCATATTGAAGTATTCATCCATTATTTTATCGTGTATCTCCCAAGCTAAATCAGTATCCATTATCTTAATTAATTTTGAATATCCTCTTTCAGATAAAAGATAAATATTATTTGCTTTTGATATTTGCATTTTTCTATAACTAAGCAACTCCAATACTTCTAAATTGTAGTCGTTATCAACGACCACTTTTAAATCTATAAAATCAATAGCATTTATAAATCTTCTTATGTTCCTATTTATTAATTCTCTAACATGTTTTATCTCCATATTGTGTATTTCTGATATAGTTTTATCTGTTATACATTTTTTACCCTCTCCAAAACCTCCTTCTATAATAGGTATTTCTAAATCCATAAATTTTTGTTTTCCTTTGATATTTAAATTATTCATAATTACATTCACCTCTCCTACTATACAAATTTGCATCTTTATGACATTTTCTGTTTACTATAAAGCTTAAAGATAAAAAATACACTAAACTTTGTTCTGTATAGTCTATTTTTTTAAATGATTCAAATAAATTTATTAATTTTTTATCATTATTATTATACAAATAATCTACCTCCTTATTTATTTGCGTTTGTCAAATTATTAATTGCGTTTTGTATATTTACATTGTAGTACCACATTCTGTATTTGTCAATTATTTTTTTTGCTTTTTGCAATTTATCATTCCTATTTTATTGACATTGTCAATTTTTATTAATATACTATATAATAGGAGGTGTAAATATGAATGAGAATTTAAAGGAATTAAGAATTAAATTAGGTCTCTCACAAAAAGAATTTGCAGAAAAATTATTAGTAAGTGATGCAACTATTTCTAGACTTGAAAAAGGAGAAAGAAAGCTAACAGATAGATTTATATTTCAGATATGTGAAGTTTTTAATGTAAATGAGGACTGGTTACGAAATGGAAATGGAGAAATGTTTAAAAATATAGATGATATTGAATTAGCAGCAATGATGGGTAAAACATTCTCAAGTAATGATGAATTTTTAAAAAAAGTATTCTTAACATTTGCTGAACTTACTGATGATGAAAGAGAAGTCATACAGAAAGTAATTGATAAACTTAGTAAATAGCCCAATAAGGGCTATTTTAATTTAGATACAAAACTTTTAATTATGAGTAAATAAGATAAATCCATTTTTTCTAGCATTTTAAGTATTTCTTTTGTGACTTGTTTTTTCATTATTATAGAACCCCCATATATGCATTATGAATTAAGTAAGATAATCTAATATCTTTTAATAAACATCCTCTCACTCTACACCTCATTCGAACATTCGTTCTTTTCAGAAACAAAAAATTTTATCTCAGATAATTTAAAATCATTTATAATTAACAATCTTCTACTCTATAACAGTAGATTTCTATGATTAAATAATAAGATTTTTTTAACAGAAATTCAACACTAAAATCACAATTAATGTCAAAATGTTCAAAAATATTAATATTTTTCCTATTTTCCTACTAATAATATTATATCTTGTACACATACTTTTATCAAGAACATATATTCGATTATAGAAATTTTTCTTTAATTTACCATATTATTTCCCTAAAAAAATTTGCTAATTTCTCTTTAAGTTTTTTGGTCTTTTTAGGAGCTACTTTAATTTTTATTTTCTCACTTGTTAAATAAACGAAATTATAATTGAAATTAGTTACCTCAAGTAAATTTATAAGATAGCTCTTATGGCATCTAAAAAATATATCCTCTTTTAACTTTTCTTCAAACATATCCATTTTATCATTTATTATATGTTCTTCATTTTTAGTAACAACTCTTAATTTTCTATTCACTATTTCAACAAATAAAATATTATGTTCCTCTATTTTTATTATTTGTTTTTTTCTTTTTATAGTAATAATAGCTTCTCTTTTTCTCCAATCAATTGCAAAGTCAAGCATATATTTTTCAAATTCTTTATAATATATCGGTTTTATCATATATCTAAATGCATTTATCTCATAACATTTGATAGCATATTTCTCTGATACAGTTACAAAAATTATTCTTGCATCTTTATCAAATTTTCTAATATCTTTTGAAATATCAAATCCATTTCTACCTCCTAAATTTATATCCATTAAAATTAAATCCACTTTGTTTGGATATTCTTCTAACAGTTCTTCCCCATTCTTAAACATTAAAATGTCATAATGTTTTACCTTGATTTTAGTTAAAAATATCTTAACAAAATCATAGATGATATCTCTTTGCATATCATCATTTTCGCAAATAGTTATAATCATTAAATCACTCCTTAAAGTATATATTTATTTAATATTATATGTTTTCGACATATACTTTTTTGATTTAATGTAATTTAATGTATTATAAATGGTTATTTTATCATTTTATGTATGTAGAATATATTTTTATATTAATATAATTTACTGTTACATAAAAATACTCAGTACTTTAATTAGTACTGAGTATTAGTATATAATTTAAAACATTTTATAATTTTGGTAATTCCTCATTTGTAAATTGTTGTTCAATTTTAACCTCATTAATTTTTTCATTTACATTATTATTTTTCAACAACATTAATATTTCTTTTTGATATTGTGTTTGGTCAGCTGAATTTTCAACTAACTCTGCTAATCCCTTTAAAACTAAACATATAACGATTCCACTTACTATAACCCCAGCACCAATACCAATCATAATAGGACTATATTGTTCATAAGTATCTGACAAATAATCATATGGAACTTCTACTTTTTGACACATGATTATTATACCCGCTAATACTTGTATACCTGCCAACAATACTCCCATATTTGATAAACATCTTGCTATGTAATTTTTCATATTTTCTATTCCTCCAAATTAAAATATTTATTTTTATATTTCTTCGTTGTATTCTTCATTTATAGTATTGTTTATTCCTCTTATAAAAATTACATTATCTTTTCTTATACCTACTAAAAAATTATCAATCGAGTCATCAAAATTTATATATTCTACATCTTCTAATCTTTTTATATTATCCAAATTCTGACCTCTACTAGATGTTAAAATATCTCCATTTGAATTAATTCCTACAATAGAAATTCCTTCATGATTATCTATTATTTCAGCAGAAATAATATCCTTCCAATTTTTAATGATTTCATTAAACTTTTCATCTGTGCTTATTATTGTCCCATCTCTTTTAATACCCACTATTCCACATAATCCAATATGTATATCCACTATATCTTTCCAATTCTTAATATCATAAGCACTACCTGATACAACTACTGTGCCATTATTCTTTATTCCAAATATGCCATAAGACCCACATTTTATCTTTGATATATCTCTCCATTTGTCTGTTTCTTTTCTATGATTCAGACTATCATATCCTGTAAGTAATACTTTTCCATCTTTTTTTATGCCTATTACTGTTGTATTTTTCATATACTCAATGGTTGATTTTGTTATTTCTATACTTACTACATCAAACCAATTATTCACATTGCATTGACCATAATCATTATTTCCAGTAGCAACGACAGTACCATCCTTTTTTAATCCTATAAAAGTTCCACTATCACATTCTATATCTATTATATCTCTCCATTTACTAATATTGTCTGAATCTGAATTTCCAAGTCCTTTAGAAACAACTGTACCATCTTTTTTTATTCCTATTATTGAGTTATCATATGATGCTATAGATATTATATTTTCCCAACCAGGTATAGAACTACTTTCACCATTCACTTTTCTATGTGTTACTTTTCCATTATTTTTTAACATATATACATTATCTTTTTCTACAGATATTTTTTTACTATATTCATTTTTATACTTTATTTCATCTAAAAAAGCATGCTTATTAATAATATTTTTACCAATAAAAATAATAAAAATCAATAATATACTTATTAATAATATTGATGTTCTTCTATTATTTTTATTTATGTTCTTTAATTTATGTCTATTATCTTTTTCAAGCTTTATTTCTATTTCTTTTTTCTTTTTTAGGCTTTTTTTATAAATAGATTCTAAATAATTTTTATTTATCTTTTTTATTTGCAGTATTTTACTTCTCTTACAATTATCACACTTATCTTTTTCTAATTTATTTATTTTTCCACAACAACAGCTCCATGCTTTTTTTTCTATTATATTAGGCATGTACTTAATTTCATATTGAAAATCATATTCTTCATAATCTTTTTTAAGTTCTTCTAATAATTCTATATTTAACAATTCTATTTTATCTAATTTAGGTATAATTAAACCTTCTTCTCTTTCATATTTATGAACTTTATCATCTGAAAATACTACTTGTTCTAATATAATATTTATTGCTCTTGTTTTATTATCATTTATTTTTATAGCAATATCATCACCAAGACATTCATGTGGTTTAATGTTTATATCTTGATAAACATACTTTAAATTATTATCTATTAAATCTCCTGCATCATTAAAACATTCTATTGTAAAATATGCAGACTTTATCTCCTTATCAGATATATTACACATTTTTAATTGTAATAATAAATTACCAGTAGCATTATCCTTTGTTATAGCCCCTTTGAGAAGCTCTAATGGCCATTCTGAATGCCAAACATTAAATTTTAGATATTTTAATACTTCAAATCTATCCATTTTCTAATTTCTCCCTCTATATGATTATTTCCCTCAAGATAATTATAATATACTTATGGAATAATTTGTAAAAATAAGGTAAATAAAAATGATAACATATATAAGATATGAAGTATTAAATAATATATATTTATATAACGCTTTGAATGTAATTATATTATTACTTAATGCAATATATATTTATTAACTTTGTAAGATAAGTTTCATAGTTATAACTTACTCATTAGTTTAATACAGAAATTATTAATAGCAATTAATACAAAAATTAAATTCAATAATTAGAAAATAAGAAAAAACTATACATCAAAGTAATTACAATGAATACAATAAAATATAAATTTTAATAATAATATATTGTTGATGTATTATTATTTTTTTTTAATAAGTTTCTTAATAAATTGAATAAATATATATTATTATTGGAAAATTAAATTAGTAATATGTATAAAAAACTTTCTATTGTGTATATAATTTCATTAAAATAGGCATAAAAAAATAGAGCTAATAGAGATTTCACGCTCTTTATAGCTCTATTTAAGTATTTTATAATTTGAATACAAACACTAATAGGAGTAGCCAAAATCATTTTTTTTGAACTACTCCATATATTAAATTGCTATTGCTAAACTTCCATTTTTATTTATGCTCTGAACAATCAATGTTCTTATAAATGCACCAGGATTACGTATTTCATTATAATTTATATCTTCTTCATCAACTGTATATTTATTAAACATATAATCTAATGCTGCTAAAACTCTAGTAACTCCATACTGCACCGACAATCCAACTAAGTCATTTATAATAATATCTTTTTCCATGTCTAATTTACTTCTTAAATCTTCTTCAAATAAATTATATCTATCTAAATTTATCTGAGATAACACTTTACTATAATTAGAACTCAAAGAGCAACCAGTATTATCAAAGAATTTCGATATTTGTATTCTAATTGGTTCTGTATATTTCTCTGAGATAGTTTCTTTCGTCTCGTAACGCTTTGTATCTATTGTGTCATTACTTACATCAAATAAAGTTTTAGAACTTCTTAAAAAGGCTTCTGTACGCTTGTTTGATTTCTTTATGTATTCTGGAAGTATAGAAATAAGATTGTCTTTTTTAAATCGTATTCTTTTACCTAACTTACTTCCTTTAGCATCAGCCCAAATTAATTTTTTAATTTCAAGTTTTAACTCATTTACATTTTCAAAACTTAATAAGTGATTTAAAGTATCTAATGACATAGTTAAGTAACCTTTTCCACCATCTTCTTTTTTAAGATGGTTTTTGTACTCTTCATCTATGACTATATCAAATTTACCTCTTTTTATTTCTGTAGAATAAACTAATCCAACTCGTAGTAATACATTATGGTTATGTCTGGCTGTAACAATGGAAACATTGCATATATCGGCTATATTTTGGAAGGATACTGCTTTTCTAACATAATTTTTATTAGATACTATAAAATGATATGCTAAATACTGTTTTATAGCACTTTTACTTAAAGCCATACATTTACTTTCATTAGTTACAATTTCTATTGTACCTAGTTCTGTTTCCTTTTCTGTAACATAAGAAAACTCTGATATAGTTTTTAATTTAGGACAATTTGAACAAAATTCATTTAATTTATGACTATCAAAAGAAGGATTATTTTTTATTGCACAAGAATTACAAGCAGAATAATCTATTTTTTCTACTTTTCTTATAGAAGTTTTAAAAACATCTAATATATCTTTTAGTTTTGACTTTGATATTCTAGCAACTGGTTTTAATTCTTGCATTTTATAATCCTCCTTTCTCTATATATGATTATTATAATCTTAATGAGGTATAAAGTAAATAAATACCTCTGTATATTAATAAATATTATTTTTTATATCCTGTATAGTCCTAGTGCTACAGTTCCATTTTGTTGCACACTTTCTTAAACTTATGCCATTATCTAAATCTTTTTTTATATTTTTAATATCTTCTAGGTTAAATCTTTTAGGTTTTTTGCCTTGTGTAACCACATAATACTGCTTGTCCTTTAGGTCAATATATTTTATATTAGAGTTATCTAATTCATTTATATTCTTTTTTTCTACAAGTACAAATTCTTTATCTTTATATTTAAGACTCATAATTTTCTCCTTTGAAAAATCAATAATTTCAGAAGTACGGAGCTGATATAGCCATTTTGGTGATGATTCCTTTTACTCAAATTTATCTTACCCAAAAAATAAATTTATGTCTATATTTGTTAAGTACGGAGCTGATACGGTCATTTAGCTCAAATAGAGTGGTTTCAACGTCTTCTGTTAAGTACGGAGCTGATACGGTCATTTAGCTCAGACATAGTGATTTCAGAAGACGTGAGATTTGAAATTACTAAGAAAAGTAAAAAATATGTTACAAAAAAAATTTTTCGACAAGGAAATAATTAAAAAAAGGTCTATTTTTTGTTAAGTACGGAAGATATACGGTCATTTAGTTTTTTTGAAAAATCTATTTTTTGTTAAGTACGGAGAATATACGGTCATTTTACTTTTTTTATTAAGTTTATTTAAAATAAATTCGACATTTTTTGTTAAGTACGGAGAATATATGGCCATTTTTAAGATTTATTTTCTATCATGTAGTCAGGTAAAGAAAGTATAGTATTATTTATAAGACGTTTTCTTTTTTCAAAATCTTCATAGAAATAAACATCAAAATAAGAATTTCCTCTTTTATAGTCTTTAATTATAAATTGATTTTCTTTTATCTCATTAAAACCTAGTTCTAAATACTCCATATTTTGCTTTACTGTTTTACTTTTATTAAGATGAACATCAAATTTTAAATCTTCTATGTCATATCTAAAACTTTTATTTTTTATATCCTCACCACAAGATATAAGAAAAGACCTTCTACCCTCTAAGAAATAAGCTAGATTAATTGACTGTGTTAATTGTAATTTTTCAAGTTCATTTCTATACATTATATCTGTATTAACTCTTTCGACTTCTTCAATAAAAGATTTTGTGATTTTAACCAACTCTCTATTATTATTGTTTTCATCATTTACTATTGTTGTACTAGAAAACAAATTAAAACTAATCTCATACTTTAATTCGCCTTTATCATTAGTTTGATTCGAATAAAAAGTATAATAAGGTAATTTTAAGAGTCTATTTTTGATATTAATATAGTTCTTTTTTCCATCTGAAAGTCCTAAGTACTTTACTAAATCGCCTAAATAAAATGAAAAAGAGTTCATGTGGCTATAAGTATAAACAAATCTAATAATTTCAAGGTCTTGTTTATCTAAATATATTTTTGGCAAAGCCCTTTTTTCTGTATCAGGATTTATTAGCTCTAGTTTAAGATTTTCAATATTTTCATCTTGCCCAATTGAAAACTTATAGAAAAAATTCATTTGTTTACCTGAAAGATTCTTAGCACTATAGTCGTCTGACATGTATTCATTTTCATTTTTTTTAACATTCAAGTGCGAGTATCTTTTACCTTTTGTGAAAGGTAAAAAAATTCCAGGTGAAATATGTGGTGGAGTTTTGATTGCAATTTTATTAATATCAAAATCATAATCATCTTTTAGTACTTCTGTTATACACATTAGTATATCATGTATAAATGCGGAATTTATTTTGCTAGTACTTAACTCTTGTAAATATGGGTAATCACATATGTTATAACTAGAGCTTGACTTCCACTCATCTAAAAAATCTTTTCTTTGCTCCTTTAATTCTTTTGGATTTTTTACTCCAGCACTAATGATTCTTCCATTTTTTAAATATTCACTTTCAACAATTTCTAATTCTTTTTTTAGGTATTTACTGCTTTTTTTTCTTGAAGATTTAGTATCTTCACTTAGAGAATCTAAAGTCATATCAGACCATCTCTTCTTAAGTTTTAATGATGATGAGTTCTCTTGATTTCTTAATTTTTTAACATCATTTACTGTATTTATCTTTTTAAACTTATCTGAAATAAGAGAATATAGAAATTCTTCAAATTTTAAACTTATTTCTTCAGCAGACATACCCTTTAATCTAAAAATTTCAAAATATTTTCTTGTTATCATTTTAAATCTATCATTGTCATATATAATATGATAGATTAAATTTATTTTATTTAAATCTTTTTGTTCATTACTTATGTTTTCTTTAACATCTTTACTCATAAGGTTACTCCTTAATATATTTTTGCTTATAAATAGATAGAACTTCTTGTATTTTGAAGTTTAAATTGTTATCCTCCTTAAACTCTTTCAAGCTTTTGTTAGTCCAATATCCAGATTGAGTATATTTTTTTTCATTTAGATGCATTTGATGCATAATACCAGAAATTTTTAAATTGGTGAAATTCAACTGTACTTTATTATCTAAATAATCATTAATAATAAGTAATCTTTTGCGAATTGTTGAGTATCCCATCTCTTTTAATCCATTTCCATATCTAGCATCTGGTTTAGTTTTAATTAAATATTCAGAATTAGAATTAAATAGATAAAATTCAGCAGCATTGCTGTCTTGCTCCAAATATTGTTTATACTCTTTTTGTTCTAATGTATCTTTTGTAAAATCAAATAAGAACTTGTCCAGCTTAAATTCTGTATCCTTTAACTTTATTAATCTTTTTTCTAAATCTATGTCTTTTATTTTTATACCCCTTAGGTCTTCAGCATCTTTACCAATAAGACCACAAAAAGCTGCATAAATTATAAACTTATCTTGTGCATTAGTTAGCTTACTACATACCTGAAGTACTTCATCTTGTGTTAGATATTTTGATAAATCAAATTCAGCGACTAAATTTTTTGGTTTAGAAAAGTGAATATCGTAATTTAAAGTTTTAAATATCTTATTAATTTTAAAAATTATAGCCATTATGGCATTGTATGTTTTATTCTGGCTCATATCTCTCACAATTTCTTCTTTATCATTACCTACTATCTCAACAATATAGTCATTTTCTTCCTCAACAAGCTTTCCTTCTTTAGCAAACCAAAATATTAACACTTTATAAACTTTGAGTATACCAATCCTTGTTTTTTCATCCTCATTTTGTAATAGCTCTGATAATACATTTTCATTTTTTAAATTATAATTCATAAATTCAAACATCCTTTTTTTAATTATATATATATTATAACATTTACCTTCTCCGTTTTAAATAGAAAATAAAAAAAATAACCTCAAAATAATGAGGTTATTTAAATTAAAACTACGATTTTATCGTCATTCTTATTTATATTAAAATAAATTCTTAGATTTATATTTACATAACACAAATAACACATTTAATGAGTTTATTTTTTATTCCACTTTTTTAACATATTACTCAAATCAGACTCATTTATTTTATTTAAAGCTATTTCTATAGCTAAATTTTCTTTATCATAATTCACATCTATATTATATTTGTCACAAAGTATTAGTAATGTAGCTAATCCAGTTCTTTTATTTGCATCTATAAATATATGTCCTTGTATAATACCTACTACAATATGAGATATTTTTTCTTCAACTGTAGGATACATAACTCTACCAAATACCTCCTGGTTTATGCCATCAATTATACTTATAGCAAGATTTTTATTTCTAATACCTATTCCAGCTCCACCATATCTTTCAATCATCTTTTTGTTAATTTTACATATATATTCAAGTGTAATCATTTACTTGCCAACCTTCTGAATACATCATCATTTTCTTCTATACACTTATCTATTTCATTATCAGAAACCGGACAAAGATTATCTAATTCTTTTCTAATTTCTTGACTATATATATAACCTTTTGATTTTATAAATTCAAGTACTTCATCTATTGTTATTTTATCGACCATAATAATACCTCCATTTTATATTATAGTTATATTTATATTACCCTAAAATAGTAATGATTACAACAATACAAAAATGTTATTTATCATACTTCTTTATGTATTCTAATAATGCCATGCTCATCAAATCAGACTTATTAAACTCTCTGAATTTTTCACAAAACTCATCAAATAAGTTCCATGCATCTTTATTCAACCTAACTGTAGTTCTTATAGCATCTTTTGAAGGTAAATCAATTTTAATACCATCCTGTACAACTTCTATTACATTTGTATCTTCTTTATTCTCAAACCAGTTTAATACATCTTGTATTTTATCATAGTCTTTTGCTAAAGAGATTATATTATTTTTAAATTGGTTGTCAATTACTATGTTGTGATTGTTGTCATCTTCTATTGTCATATTAAATCTATTATCATTATTACTCTGTTGTCTGTTGTTTACTACCTTTGTCATACTATTGTCACCAATAAACACATACTCATCATTTATACGTTTATAACCTCTTTTAGTGAGATATTTTCTTATACTACTTTCAGATACACCAAGCTCTATAGCAACTTTAGTCAAACTCTTACTATCATTTAACTTACTATTAATATATTCAACTATATATGTTATATCATTATTTTTTAAATCATTCCAAGTCATATACTCACCTCTAATTTAAGTATACTACACGAGATTATGATTGTCATACTATGTTAATCTTTTAATTCTACGTTTAATCTACATATCTTTCTAAACTATATCATTTTTTTACAATATTACGTCTATTAATAATTGACACACTCCCCATAGTTAAAGCAAGGGGATTCTTGGTGGCTAACGCACTTATTTATACTTAAACAGTACAACAGAGGTGTGTTACAAAGCCAAGCTACTTCGGACGGTGTCTTCGCCACTACTACCTTAAAGTTATTCGCCCACACATGGCTCAAACGGTAGATACTTTTAAATTTATTGGTTGCTTATGATTTATTCTAAAATCTACTAAACCATATTTATGCTTTTTATTTAAAATATTCCAAGCACCAACTATATCTCTATGAGTTTCATAACCACAAGTACAACTATAAGTTCTACCAGTTGGTTTGTGTTTTTTAGAACACTTTGGGCAAGTTTGAGAAGTGTAGTTTTCTTTAACTAACTTAACTTCAATACCTTGCTCTTTTGCTTTATATTTTATATAGTCCTTTATTCGACCATACTCCAT